AGAAGAGCTGACTTTTCCTGCGGAGCCAGGGGGGGGGTGGGGGGAAGGGGGGCCTTTACCTTTTAAAGGGGGGTGCCTTTTAACCCTCGGCAATTTTTTCCCACCAAATAACTGCCAGCACTTCTCCGGACCTGATGGGTCAGGGGGTAGGTCATTTGTTGGGTCGGCTACCTATACAACGGTTTGACCCGACTTGACCCGACGACCCGACGATTTCGGAAAATTCTTAAAACTAAACTTTACTTTTATATATCCTATAGTAACTACCCCTTTTACTGTAAACTACTATATCATTGGGTCATTGGGTCATAGAATAGTATATAGTAATTAGTAAGGGGTTTTTTTTCGACCCGACCCGATTTGACCCGACTGGTTTTAGTTGGGTCAGTCGGGTCAGATATACATATATATTTTTTCAAAAAAGCACACTACCAGCAAATTATTATTTGCCTTAACCCCCAGACGGGTTAGTTAGAATACTGGAAAGGAGTTAGGAAATGGCACACGATAGTACCCATAAAATCCCCCAGCTTGAACGCGCTGCGGCAATTTTATTAGCACAAGCAAAGATTATGAAGGGCGAATTAGCCGAGTATGACAAGCGAGAAGTCCGAGATCACAAGTTCACTCTAGTCCTGTCCGAGGCAGAATTAAACAGACTTGAAGTTATCGCAGAGGCTACTGGGCAGTCTATGGCATCCGTCCTGAGAAAAGGCATGGACAAGGTCATACCTTCTGAACTAGAACAGTCCGTGGTTGAGCACGCAAACCTTGGGGGGTTCTTCGATGAGTAATAGGTATGAACACCTGCCTGCAGTAGAGGACCTCACATCTGAGGAGCACGTCTACCGCACACGGACTTACACGACGGCAGAAGAAACAGACGCAGAATATCTCACTACCGGACTCTTTGATAAGAATCCTGCAACGACCATCAAGAAGCATGACTGTAAAGTAGTTGGAACGCTACTGCTCGACTTCGACCTGAAGGACTGGCTCGTTCACAACACCGGCAAGACCGAAGCCACTGTCAAGGAGATACTCAGAAACTCTAGCGAGAAAGCCTTAATGGACAAGCTCATGGAGTTCTGGGAGTTCATCCAAGAGAACTTACCCATCCCACCAACCACCGTTGTCTGCTCAGGCTACGGCTTCCACTGCTACTTCTGGCTCGACTACGAGGTAGATTCCTTCCCCGAAGTTGCCACAGTACAAACCGCAAACCGCAATCTCGTTGAATACATTAACGATGCCGTGGATTTTGAACTGTGCGACACCGCTGTTATAAACCCTGGAGAGCGCGTGACCCGCGCCCCAGGGTCCTTCAATACCAAAGGCGGCAGCAAACGACTCGTCAAACTCGTCGCAAAGAAAGACTTTAAGTACAAGATGGATGCGTTCAAAGCGTTCCAGATTAAGAAAGACGGACTTACTAGCGGGGCCAACAAAGTAAAAGCGGCCACTTACGAGCAGACCACTGTCAACTTTGACGAAGTCGGAGACATCAAGTTCAAAGGAGGAAAGCTTAAAGACCTCGGGGAAGTCGCATCCGCGCTCGTTGAGGCAGTCAAAGAAGGGCGAAGAGACCCTGGTGAACACCTCCGGTGCGCCTGCCCGTTCCATGCGGGCAAGAGTGATGACTCCGCTTTCCTCAGATTAGGCCGTGACAACCAGCCTATGCTCAGTTGCTCAGGCTGCAAGACCACTTGGAGAGACAGTAGATTCTCTAACGGTATGAGAATTGATGCAGCAGTTGCGGAACTGCTAGACCGAACCGAGAAAGGTAAGGTCATGCCCTCCGCCAAGAACGTCACCATAGTCCTTCGGCACGATAAGATACTACGGGATAAGATCTACTTCAACGAAATGGACCACAACCCTTGGCTACTAGACGACTGCTCGTCTCTGTTTGCCCCTACAGGAGGCAGGCCAGAGGGTAGACCTTGGCAAGATGACGATGAATGCCTCCTTCGGGCCTACATTCGGGACACATATAATGTAGAAATCAGTTTGACAAAAGTCTTTGAAGGGTGCAAGGAGGTCGCATTGCGGAATCCACGCCATCCTTTACGCGATTCTCTCGTAGCAGCACGCAAACATTGGATGGATTCGGGAAAACCTAAGGTAATAAACACTTGGTTCCGAAATGTTTTCCCAGAAGTAGTTGACAATGAACTACATAGGGCTTATGCAAAGCGTTTTTTGCTCGGAATGGTGTCCAGAATCTTCAAGCCGGGCACTAAATTCGACAATATTTTGATTCTCGTAGGCGAACAGGGGGCAAGAAAGTCCACCTTCGTCCGTGAACTGGCGGGAGACTCCTATGCAGGCGAGTCCCATCTTGACTTCCAGAACAATCGCAGTTGTGTGGAGCAGATATCAGGTGCATGGCTCTACGAAGTTGCCGAGTTCGACCGGTACGGCCCTAAGGAGCAGGCATTATTGAAGGGATTCCTCAGTGTACAAGAGGATAAGGTACGTAAAGCCTACGGTAGGCACGCAACTATCGCACCTCGCACTACCTGTTTCGTCGGAACGTCAAATAAACAAGACATTTTGGTAGATGAGACGGGTTCTCGCCGCTACTGGGTCATCGAAGTAGGGGAAAAAGTGGACATCGAGTGGTTACGTGCCCACAGAGATGAACTTTTAGGCGAGGCTACGGACTACTATATGCAGAATAAGAACGAAAACTACTTCCTGCACCTCACTCCAGAGCTTGAACTACAGAGAAACGAGCACAACGAGGACCAATTCAAGGCTACTCACGAACTTGCGCCTACAATTGCACAGGCATTTAGCGTTAAGTCCATGATTATGCACCGGTTAGACCCCTCTAGGTTCACTGCATCGGAAGTTGCTGACGCTATGGGCATCTCTATCCGAGATCAGAAGCTAAGAAAGTACGCTATTCCGAATGCTTTGCGTGAACTAGGCTGTACCAAGAGCAAAAACAAGGTCAAACACAAGGGAATCCGCGTAAGAGTGTGGACTTATCAGGCCGCAGCGGACGCATACACCCCAAAAGAAGGCGAAGGTTTCTCGCTAGAGGGTGTAATTAGTGCTTGACAACAAACTATATGGCCGCCCTAGGGCCCACACCCCCATATATCTGGAGTACTGCAACCTATACCCCTTCCAAGGTACGCGGTTAGACGAACTCTGCGAGTTTATGGGGCGTTGGCAGGGTAAACCTGCGGGATATTTGTACTCACATATGCGTTCTAAGGCCTTTTTCATGGTAACTCCGCCCTTCTGGCCCCACTTTGCCAAGGACACGCTGGCCAGGATGGGCAATATTGGCTTCGGACCCTACGATGTGGCGTGTGCAACCCTACTATCTCCCCCGCCTGGCAGTGAAAACAAGAAATCCTACTGGATGTGCAGGACTGTGCAGATAGTTAAGGCCTATTGTTTGGGACTTCCGGTAGCTTGGCCTAAGAAAAGGCAACCACTTTGCCAAGAAGAGGACGTTGAGTACGCATATCAGCGCGATTTCCTGCTAGGTTTGGAGTTATTGAGCAAATACCTGCCGTTTTTGAGTCACGTCTGGGGAGTAAACTACCGTTTAGTGCCCTCGACCCTAGGTTATCAGGACAGATACCTAGAACGGTACAAGTTAAAGCAGCGATTATCCGACGAGCCCCTCTGGATTACCCTAAAAGAGTTGAAAGAACTCCCTGTAATCCCAGAAAAGTACATAGAGTCGCCCCAAAACCTGCGATACTTAGGTGCAAGTCCTCGCGCCACACTCAATAAATTCACTGAAGCAGCAAAACCCTACAAGGAGTTGATACATGACACTTAAGAAGCAGAAGAAAAACGCAGTAGCGTCCACAGCGGACCAGAATGAAGAGTATATCACTTGGCTTTCCCTAGTTCCCGCTAAGGAAAGGAACCGTATGTCGGAGATGGTAAAGAACCACCCGCTAGATTCGTTTGGTGACCTATCAGACCTGACCAAAAAGATCACTGCAGAGGTCCTAGCAGGCACGTTAAGCCCTTCTGTGGCCAAGACTATACTAGACTTCGTCCAAACGCTATTCACTTGCATAGGGGCCGCCTCAGCGGAGTCTTCTAGGACAGGCGGAGGCTCTGCAGAGTTGACTGCGCTAGAAACTTTAGCAGAAAGTTCTCAGCAAATACAGGACACTGTCATAGACTTTGCTACAGTAGACGTTACACCATCAATATTTAACAAGAACTAGGCGGCACAGTGGCTAAAAAGACGGAGGATGGGGGGGTACAGACCATTGATTGGGCTACTGCTTCCCCACAAATCATAGATCTTATGAAGGACCCTGCCATATCCCTGCCTCGGTACGGATATGTAGTGGACCAGAAGACGAATGGTACGATTCGGTACGACCCCTACCGTATTACGCACAATATGCAAGCCACTATCATCAAGTTCTTCTCTGATTCGCCAAAGACACAGCATAATCAGGACGTATGGCTGAATGTGCTGAAATATCGGCAGGGGGGTGCGTCCACCACTTCCGTATTTGCGGCATTCCCCGAAACTGCGTGGTCACCGGGCTCAGACCTCGTTGTTATTGCGGATAATAAGGAACGTGCAAAGTATCTGCAGCAAAGGCTGCACCAACTCTACACATTCTGGCCAGATGAGGTAAAGCCTGCGAAGGTCCCACAGTCTGAACGTAACCAGATGACCTTCGACCCCCGCATTGGTGGAAAAATTCGCGTGCTTTCAGCAGAACAGGGCGCAGTTGGTATCGGTCAGTCACCATCTGCTATGGTCGCGTCCGAGATTCCCTTCTGGGCCAACGCTGATGAGGCACTTGGGCTCATTACTCCGTCAATGATTAACAGGGACAAAGGTAAGATGCTATGGGAGTCCACTCCTGCGCCTGCTAACGCACCTTCGGTAGAGGCATGGAGAAGACTTTACGAGGACGGCAAGAGAGGTAACGGTCGTTGGCGTTCTGTGTTCTTCCCCTACTGGGATGGGAAGTTGTGTGCCCGAGCATGGAGGGCAGACTGGACACTTACCAATGATGAGGCCCGTATGATGGAGCGCTACGGGGATCAGGGATTACAACTATGTAACCTTGCGTTTCGTCGGTACATCATGGACACTGTGCCCGAGTTCAGGCGTGTGCCAGAACTGTTTAACGTATACTATCCGTCAGACGATGTCACTTGCTGGATGGCCTCAGACAATGCCGTACTCGGGCAGCATCTACTTGAACGTCACGCAAAGGCTAAGTTGAAAGAGTGGAAAGGGCCTTACATGGAGTACGAGCAGCCAGAGGCTGGAGCGCAGTACGTTATCGGGGTTGACCCTGCAGGCCATGCGGCACGAGATCACGCATCATTCCAAGTACTGAAAGTATACGAAGGCGAGTGGACTCAAGTCGCCTGCTATGCTGCACACACGGACCCTCTAGCGTTTACTAATAAGCTGCACGACGTAGGACTTAAGTACAATAAGGCTAGATTGGCTATTGAGTCTAATGGTGTTGGCCAAGGGACCATTACTTTGCTAAGGCAGTTAGGCTACCCCGAGATTATCTATGAGAAACCCTTTAGGCCTGGAATTACATCCACTCTCCAGAGTAAAGACAAGATGCTCGCAGGGCTTCAAGACGCATTGCTCGATACCCTTGAGCTTCGGGACCTTGATACTCTCAGCCAACTTCAGACTTACGGCCATGACAAAAAAATCGAAGAAGCGTCCAGTGCCGTGCAACTAAGAGGTAAGGTAGGGAAGGGCCGACGTGAGCGTCATCACTGGGATAAGGTATCAGCGTTGATGCTAGGCATCGAAGGCGCAAGGGAGTGGATGCCCCGCAGGTTCAAGCCTAAGGCTCCCGAACCAGAAAAGCAAGTTTTAAAATTTTCTGAATACAGTTATAACCAGATTCAGGAGTTTAAAAAGCAACAGGGCGACACTGAGATTAAGGATAAGAAGGCATCACACACCAAAACTCGCTATAAGAAGCGAAGGAGAAAATAGATGGCTCTTACGGACACTCAAATAAACGAATTGATTCACGCTCATCGCAAACGGGCGGAGTCAGAGAATACAGCCTTTGACAAGTACCGGTCGTTCTATCGGTCGGAGTACTGGTCCTCGAATGGGGGCGAGGCACAGAATGTTCTGGGAGGAATGGATGAGAGGGCGGACACACCCGTTACTGAGGTAAACTATGCCTACGCCTACGTCGATACAATGGTTGCTTCCGTCGTACCGCCAAACCCCGCAGTTACAATTCTACCAAAGAAAGAGTCCTTGCGCAATCAGGCAAAGCGCAGAGAGATGCTTGTCAATGACCTATTTGACAGAACTGAGATCGTTGAACAACTCTGGGAAGCAGCGACTCTTGCAGGCGTTTGTGGTCGTGCGTTCTTCAAAGCCTTCTGGTCAGAGCGTCACAACCGTCCAGAGTTTTCAGTCGTAGACCCCAAGTTCGTTTGGTTTGACAGAGAGGCCAAGAAGTGGGACGACGTTCGTTATGTCGCTCAGGTTACAGTTAAGACTAAGGAAGAGTTTGAATCTATCGTAAAGGAGCAGCTGGAGGCGTGTGCTGGGGAACTTCAGAACCTCGAGATGAAAGAGGGCGAGATTGAAAAGGATATGGCGGAAGACATCATGGAAGAGATGCCTCAGGTTGATGCTGTTTCTGTTGATATTAAGTCCTCGGAAGAGACTCGGATCTTAGAAAAAATACGTAAGCTAGAAGATATTCTAGAACGTACTGACTACAACGCCTACCCTAAATGGCTTTCGGACAAGGCTCAGACTGGAAACTATATGTCTGACACAGCACGGGAAGTCTTTAAGTGGGTAGTTGTATATGAGTTCTACGATTTCGTAGGTGACGGTCGGTTCCACATGATCGTAGACGGGCAGTCCACGCCTTTCTACTCAGAAGAGTTGCCTTACCGACACCTCAAGAACCCTTTCCGCCTGTTGACTTTCAACTCAAACTTAGAAGATGTTGCAGGGATGAGCGATGTTAAACTCATTGCCCCAATGCTAGAGGAATTGAACGAGGTTGAAAGTCTTCGCCTCTGGTTCATGAAGTCTTCTATCCCTGTCATGACACTGAACAAAGGTCTGTGCGATAACTCTGCTGATGTCAAGTCTGCATTCGAGCGGCTGAATGTCGGAGACTTACTCGAAGTAGAGGGCCGTCAGAGTGCGCCTATCGAGCACATCATCGGCATGATGCAGACCCCTTCCCTATCCCCTGACTTTGCAAACGTAACTAACAGATTGGAGTCTTCAATTGAACAAACTCTTGGTTTATCTAAGTACTCACGTGGCGGCGTGGGTAATACGGATGTTGCAACGGAAGTAGCGTTAGCGGATGCGGCAAACCGTACCCGTAATGGTCGCCGCCAAAAGAAAGTATACTCCGCATTAAGTTGGATGACTACCAGTGCCCTCAGACTGTGGGAAGAGAATCTAAGTGACGATGATCTTCTGATGGTCAGAGTAGATGAGTTGGCTCCGTATGAGGAAATCAACAGGGACGGCATGGGTATGGTAGGTGTGGAAGAAGTAGACCACACAGAGTCCGTAGAAATGTATGCATACGAGGCTGTCCCCTACTCAGCGGCAGACAACAACCGTGTTGTACAACTGCAGCAGATGCAGCAGTGGATGGCCCCCTTAACAGGTAATCCTGCGATTGCACCTTTTGTAGATGGCGCGAAGTTAGCAAGAAGAATGCTAGAACTTTTAGAAGTTCCAGAAGTGTTCGCTACACCGCAGCCTCAGCCACAACAACCAATGGCCCCAGGACTTGGCACGCCACCTGGCGTAGAAGAAGGTGCCCCCCCAGGCGGACTTGCGGGAGCAGAAGCTCCTTTGCAAGAGGCTCCAGAAGGGTTACCTATTTTAGACGGATCATCACCAGCGATTTAGGAGGGCACAGTGGTAAAGGAATTTGAGATAGAAGAAACGGACAGTCCGGTAATCTACTTAGTAAGTATTCCAGGCGCAGTACTTTATCGTCATTCACAGAAAGATAAATTAATTATCGAAGTGAAAGGGCACGTTGTAGGGGAAGTGTCTAGACTCGCTGTAGCGTCTGGGCTCGTAGACCTAGACGAGATGGGGCACTATATTGAATCACCCTCTGCTGACATCCCGGAGGCGTAGATGCCCCTCTATGACACGGAGTGTTCAGGATGTGGCTTGGTGGACGAGTACTTCTGCTCCCTCGAGGGGCACAAAGAACTCCAAGCAGGAAAAGTCAGTTGCGAGTGTGGAGGTTATCTTAGTATTTTGATACGACCTGTAATGTTCGTAGGGCCTCGATGCGACCGCCCGCTTACTATACCTAACGCAGGCAAGTCTTTCACAGACCCTGGCCAACTACGGGAATGGCAAAAGGCTAACCCAGAGCAGCAAATCTATGGACCTAACGATAAGATTTGGCAGCACGAGAAAGAGAAACTCGAAGACAAAGTAACTAAAAAACTGCAAAAGAAGGGTTACCGAGATAGACATCATTACAGTGAATCAAGAAAGTCCGAGATGAAGCGCAAGGCCCTAGTTAACTCCGGTGAGGCCGGGGTCAAGAAGTTCTTTTAGTTTGACAACGACAACCAGCCATATTAGGCACAAAGCAGGAGTGAGTAATGGGTGATGCCATTGAGACTAACATAGAGAGCGCACCAGTAGATGCGGCACCAGCCGAGGCAGCACAAGTATCCGCGCCTCCGGCAGACGCGCCTTCTACTGTGGAGGCTGCCCCTGAGGTGGCTGCTGCACCTGAAGTTCCAGCGGAACCCACCGCTCCCTCCTACTCTTACCCCAGTACTAAAGACTTTAAGTTTAAGGACTGGAACGGCCAAGTCGAGGAGTTTCCCGAAGACTCGCGTGAGTTTATCTCCGCGCTCTGGGGCCACCACGGCAAGGCGAAGCAGGCCCACCTAACGGAACTTTCTGATCTCCGTCAGTTGTGGGAGTCCAAAGAAGATGACCCTAGAATTGCAGAACTAACCAACTCCTCAAGTGAGTGGGAGACTAAGTATAACGAACTTAATACTAAGTCTCAGCAACGGGAAGAATCAATAGAAGCAGCAATTAAGGCTGACGTGGACCGCTACGAAGAGCGTTTCCGCCGTCGCCACCCAGAATTATTTACTAATGAGAAGTTGGGCAAGACTATGTCTGCGCTTCTCACAGAGGGTTGGGAGCCCGAGGCCGCTGCAGAGTTGGCCAAAAACCCCGCACTTAAAGCCGCAGCAGTGAACTTTAAGTTACGCGGAACTCCCGATGAGTTGGCAGTGGACCTCGCACGAGGTCAAGTAGAAGGCGGCAAATCTTCAATAGGTGTTGGCACAAAGCCTACCCCACGTCCCGCAGCCGCAAAGGTTGCAGGGGTGCAGGGTGCGCGGAGTGCTAGTTCTGTTGAGGGACTTGGAAAACAACGCAGTTGGGAGACTATGCGCGATGTTGCGCTTAATCGTGCCCAGAAGCGGTTCAACCTTCCAGACTAGGAGACAACAATGGCTATAAGCCCAGACGTTCTTGCTTCTACCCTAACGGACCTGCTTCCGGGGTATAGTGAGACATTTACAAAGTGGCATCCGCTTCTCGACGCAATCGTGACGGGTGGTAATCTCAGCAAAAAGAAACTTGAGGGTCCTTCCCGCGAGTTCACCGTCGTAACAGGCGGTCCTGGACAAGTTACTCACATTCAAAGTGGTAACGAGGTCATCAACGGTGGTCGTAAGCAGCTTGCTGTTCGCGGTAACGAAGTTGCACCTCGCTTGATCTACGCGTTTGACGTGCCCCGTAAGGACATGGCAGAAGCGAATGGTAAGCAAGACCTTGCTAAACTAATCAAAACATACCCAGAGCGTGCTCTTCATGACTTCTACGAGATGCTTTCACAGCAACTCGCAGTTGGTGATGGCGCAAACGGCGTTGGCGGTTTCTTAACCCTCAATGGTGGTGCTACATACAACCCAGATGGCGGTACAGCACGCCAAGGCCTCCTAGAGGCTTCTGCTACTGCGACTGCTAACCCAGTTCACGGTTTAGCAGGTACTACAACCCCAGGCTGGCAAAACCAATTCGCAACTACTACTGGTTTCAGTGTAGATGGCGTTCGCAAGATGCGCGAAGTTTACTTCAAGTGTCAACGTGAAGGTCGTGTGGCTGACGGTACTGTTGACATGATGTTCGGTGATGAGGTTTCTTTCCTCAACTACATGGACAGCTTGCAAGAGCACGTCCGTACTGGTCACATCGAGTCTACAGACGGTAAGAACTACGGTCGTCAATCAATTAAGTTTGTCGATTCTGACTTCTACCTTGAAGACTCAATCGATCTAACTAAACTATCCGGCACTGCGGCGGACGGTTGTATTTATATGCTCAACTCATCTTCCTTTGAAGCGTTTACCCTCGGGCAAAACGCAGCTATGGAAGGAAAGGGCTTCTTCGACCAAGGTGCGCCAATGCGTATTCCTGATCTTGATGCTTACCGCTACGAGCTTATCCTTTATTTCGGTCTACATACTGTTCAGCGTCGTGCTAACGGTATCGTAACCGGCACAGCACTGAGCTAGGAGGTTCAAATGCGCGTAGTTTCTGGTATAGAAGTAACATTAGTAAGAACAGCAGCCGAGGGCGCAGCGTTCCCCGTAGGAGGCAAGTTCTCAGTATCTAGTCCTGCAGGTAGCACTCAAGCCCAAGAATGGATTTATGTATCCGCAGGGGCTGGCCTTTCCCAAGGGGATGTAGTATCCCGTGCTAACGGTTCCACCACCTGCCTAGCGGCAGTTGTGGCGGGAGCGGATGCTGCAGGAAAAGTCATAGGCGTTGCGCAACACACCATTGCGTCAGGGTCTTTCGGCTTTATCCAGTGTAAGGGTATTGCAGAGGTTACAGCAAGTGGTGCTGCTACCACTGCAAACGCTGCAATCATGACAGCGGCTTCTGGAGAAGTCACAACCATGACTGCTGGTAACGAGCATAAAGTTATCGGCTTGGCGACTGAAGCAATAACAAGCGGCTTGGCCACTTGCTTCATCAACTGCCCCGGTGCTTAGTCACTGAGTCTTGGCGTAACTGCCTTCGGGGGGTTAGGAGTTATCTAGCTCCTAATCCCCCTTTTCTTTTATAGGTGCAAAAATGAATCTGAGCGACATTTACCAAAGAGTCTTCGACTTGGCAGACTGGAATCCTTCCTCCTCGCCCGAGGCCAAGGCCAGAGTTATTCGATTCATTAATATGTCGTACTTTCAGATGGCGTTGGATGCACCTTACTTATTCTTTGAAGGTATGGTTGACATGGCTACGGAGCCTGATGTTGACCGATCTAATCGTAGCGACACGCTATCGGTGTTCACTAGTGGCTCAGACGCGGACCCTTGGGTTCTTAAGCGTAACTTGCCAACTACTCACCATACCTCTCCTACGTTGTGGAAAGTAGACGGAACATGGAACGGCAGAAAGATTCAAGTTCAGGATAGCGAAGGTGATTGGCACATTCACACGATCCGAGATGTGTGGACAGATAGTACTTACCAGTATGTCTCCTTACTACGTCCGTTCACTGATACCACTCAAACGGAAATGAGGTATAAGATCTTCACGGACTACTACTACCTCCCGCCAGAGGTAATGCGGGTGAATCATGCTCGTACAGTAGACGGGTCTATTCATTCTAACTGGGAGCCTATCTCTCAGACAGAGGCAGAGGCGTACTACCTGCCGACTAATCCTACAGATTCAGCAGTATCTGGCTACCCTACTCAGTACTTCCGCAGGCCGCCTGGAAGTTTACCCGCGCCGAACTGGACACCAGTACTAAGTTCCTCGGCTGATTCGTGGGTGGGGCCCGAACCCGAAGGTACGTTTGAGTATAAGATTACCTATGCTTGGGGAAAGCAGGACGTAGAGTTAGGTTCTCCCGGCCCCCTAGCGCAAATTTCGGGGCTTGCCTCGGGGCCAGGCACAAACAGGCTAAAGCCTAGACTAGAGTCTGCACCTAGTAAGGCCTCCGCTCAGGCGGTTATACAAGGTGCAATAAAAGTATCTTTGCCTGACATAGATTTTATGCAAGGATTTGGGGAGGGAGAAGCTACTCTAGCAAGAGGCGGACACTCAGGCTGGACTAAGCGTATTTACCGCCGCCGTCTGACCTCTACAGCGAACAATTCACCGTCTTCGATTCCATCCGCTGGCACTAACATAGAGTCTTCAGATACTTTCTACTTCTTAACCGAAGTGGCGGGGGCGGATGCTGAATTTGTGGATAATGGGTCACTTACGCCAGACTTTCTTTCTCCCTTGCGAGAGAGTAACTTACACGAGGCGATTCAAATACACCCGCGTCCCAACAGTCGCATACGGTTTGAACTGCGCTGCTTAATGCGTCCGACTAAACTTGTAAGTGATACGGATGCGCCATTACTAAAAGTAGACGGCATTCCCGCACTGATAGAGGCCGTTATTGCTAAGGTACTTCGTGCCGAAGGTAACGGGGCAGAGGCTGCAGTCTGTGAAGGTAGATATGAAGACTGGCTAACTAGGCTCGCAAAGCGTTATGATAGTTTGCGGCCTCCGAGTAAACCTACTCGAAGACTTGCTTGCTCCCCAAGAAGGGGACACCGAGCCTACGCTCGTAATTGGAAGAATGATCTGTAGGAGGCAATATGCCAAGTAAGAAGACAGCAAAGACAGCAAAACCAGCAAAAAAAGTAACTAAAGATATCGTAGAGGTGGTCGAAGAGACTGCTCCTGAAGAGATCGAGGTTGTGGAAGATGGTGATACACCGCTTAGGGCGGGAGGTGTCTACCGGAAAGAATTAGCAGGGGGAGCAACCCTAGAGGCTACTGTCCTTTGCACCAAAGAAAGTTCGAGCGGCGGAAAGGAAGGTATTATTAATATCTTCTGGGAAGCACCTCGCATGATAGTTGAGGGCTCTGACGAACTCAATCAGTGGGAACTGATTAACTAGGAGTAGGCGTGCCTAAGAATCGGATTACCACAGGGATACTTCAGCCTCGGGAAGAGACGGGTAAGTTACTTACCCCAGACAATCTTGCAGGCGAAGTCTTCAATATGCGTATTACCGAGGAGGGCACGCTACGTTCGATAGAGGGGCCTACCCCTTGGCTGCCTGCAACGTCTGGACTAAGGGACATAACATACCCTTCCCCTACGAAAGAAATGCATGGTATTTACCACCACGCATTCGATAATAAAGATATGCTCCTCCTACATTCAGGGGCCGCAGTCTATGTATTTGAGGGGTGGAAAAAACGATGGGGCGGGGGGGTTCCCGGTAAAGACGAACTTCTTAAAGACGATACTTCGGCGTTGCTACAAACTCGCGTACCGAACTTTAAAAGCGTATGTGCGCCGACTCAGTTCGAGGGTGTGCCTAATGGTGTGGTCATCGTTCCGCAGGAAGGACGGGCTTACTTTTTCGATGGAGAAGCAGTGGGGGCGTTGGGTTACTCTAATGCTCCTAGTTCTCCCGTGGGTAATGGGCCGCCTGCTTACAATCATACTACAGCTAATATGTTTGCGGATGAGTTTTCGAGGGTTCCTTTCGGCTTTGGGAGAGTAGGTACAGTATCTCCCTATGGAGGGCAAGTAAAGGGAGACGACGTAGCCACAGGTATGCGACTTAAGGGCTCCTTCATGGCTGCCACTCGATGGATAGACCGATGGGGAAACATGAGTCCTGTGAGTGCCCCCTCGTCTGAGGTTCTAATCCCTAGTAAGTTTTCTAGAGGGGTGCCGTGGAATGGGGGCTCCGCTGGGCCTCAGCATATGGACTGGACCGCACCTCATATCCTTTGGGAAAGTGTTGAGGTAGACGATGCTCCTGATTCTCACACAGTAGGTCGTATTCTTTACCGCACAAAAGATACGAAGAACTCAGGGGAAGCGGGACTGTTTGAAGTACCTGCGAATGCAGGATCAGGGTCTTTATACTATGCCACAATGCCCGATAACATATCTTCTATGTTCCCAGACAACACTCCAGACGAGCAATTACTAACAACACCTACTCAGACCATTGCTATTCCAGAGTTTAGGTACTGCAAGTTGGCGTTCGGCGTACTGTTTATTGCAGATAAGCAGATGGTTAGGTGGTCGCGACCAGGCCTATGGGGCACTTTTGACGAGAACTCTTGGATAGTGCCTGACGCTAGTGGGGCCGAGATTACAGGTTTTGCTAACACGCCGTCAGGCCTTATTGTATTTACGGAGTCATCCACCTTCCGTATTAACCAAAACCAAGATGGAACGGGATACACGCATCAGACCCTAAGCTCCTCTGCAGGGTGTGTCGCCCCTAGTAGCATTCAGGTTTCGGCAGACGGTACTGCACTCTGGTTAGGTAGAGAAGGCTTTTATGCTCTAGCAGCGGGAGGGCAGCCTACGCTTATAAGCGCAGATATCCAGACTAAAACTCGCTACATCAATTCGGCACGGGCTATTCAAGCCACTTCAGTACTTGACCCTAAGACTGGTGAGTACAGATGCTGGGTGCCGTTTCAAGGCTCTAGGTCTAACAACAGATGCTTTATCTTTGACGGAGGCAGTTGGAGAGAGTCTCAGGTTATCAATGAAGTAAAGGCCGCTTGTGTTGTAAAAGACCATAGAGCCTATGTGCTTGTTGCAGGTACAGCCACGGGGGCCACAAGGATAGGTACAACTTCTGATATCGCAACCACTACAGGGGTTTACCTACTAGACCACGAGGTTTTTTCTTTCACTCCCGCCCAAAGAGAGTCAAAGGTAAGAACGACTTGGATAGGCTCTGCAGATGCTACAAGAAAGAGCCCTAAGCGGGTCACAATCTGGCTGAGAGAGTGCCATTCCTCCTCGTTAACGGTCACATTGTACCGAGATTGGCGCAAGAAGGCGGTGCAAACGGACACTAGCACAGTCAAACTCTACAGTACAGAAGATGTTCCGCCGTTCTGGGGCAGTACCTCACTTGATGGGAACGCTAGTTGGAAGAAAAGACGGCCATACTGGACTAAGATTGATATCGCTGTGCCTTCGTGCGAAGTATTTTCGGTAGAACTAAGCATGAACTCAAACATTGCTTGGGAATTTGTCGGCCTAGAAGTGGAAGAGGTTATACATAGTTCATCACATCGGATTCCGAGGTAGGTATGGGTTATCGATTTCCTCCAAATAAACTAAAAGACACCGAAGTCGTAGACATCGAAAGGACTAATGAGAACTTTCAGGCCATTGCGGAAGAGGCTTCCTCAAATCTAAATGAGCACAACTGGGAAGACGGGGCGTTTGTCAGTGCTACTCAAGTTAAGGCTGACAGAGATGTCTTTGAAAACACAGCAGCCTACAGGCTTTTTAGAGAGTCCGTAATTAGTGAACGGGTACTAGACCCCGCGAACGACACTATAGGGACCTCAGGTGACGTAGAAGAGTCGCAAGCATGGACTACTGTACCAGGCCTAACAAAGACCTTCACCTCCGAGGGCGGCATGGTCTACGTTATAGGAAGTTGCGGAGTTTTTAACTATGTAGAAAAGGCTGCCCCTCGCCCCGACCGAGGTAACCATTTCGCTATCCGGATGGACGGGCAAGTAATTAACGAGAGTATTGTAGGAGGCGAGGAGCCGTCACAAGAGGACCTTAATCGGACGGAGGAATCTTACTTGCATTCTTTTGGTCAACGCAGGTTCTCGTTCCCCGTATGTGCCGAGGCCGTAGTCATGATAACTCCCGGCGTACATACGGTAGAAATGGTTATCCGCTCCGACGTTTCTACAAAGAGGTCAGGCATTAATATAAACTGCCGTGAACTTGACGTTATTTACCTTACAACTGCGAGGACTATGTAATGAGTACAATAGATTACGATCCCCTCGATGAGGAAGAGGCGTTCACGGACACATCGTTAAACGCAGGATTTACCGAATTAGTGAGCGGCATTAATGCGATAGAGGTGGATGCGGTAAAAAGACACTCTTTGCGTAGTGAGCATCAGCCTAGTCTCACACCTGCGGATGAGCACCCAGGCCTAACCTGGACAAAACAACTAACAGCAGCACCGGCTACGGACACAGGAACTAAGTTAACCAGTACCTCTAACACGCCTGTAACAGGCCCTGAAGGGGACTTAGAGGTACTATTCCCAGACGGTATAACTCTAGGGATGACGGGCGCAGATAGGATCGGAGCTTTGTTGGTTCTTGCTAATGTTCGCATCGGCGGTATGTTTACGCTGAGTACCAAGTCTAAAAATAATCTTATCGTACTTACAATAGCCATAAAAGTTTCAAGCAGCAGTTGGCGCAATATCAGTAGGACACGCCGTTCCCTGTCCATGCCTGATCAAGCCGAATTAAGTTATAGAGCCGCTGGGGCAGGTGCGGATGAGTTAAAGCCAGCAGAATCCTTTCAGGAGAGTGTAAATTTCGACATCCCTTTAAGGACGTTGATAGACCTAAACGATTTGGCGGAAGGGGACTCAGTTGTTTATGGAGTTAAAGTTAATATAAGAGGGGCACAAGCCAACACTGGAGCCCCTGCGGATACTTGGATAGACAGTTTAAATACGGGGGTTAGCCTTAGTGCCTACTACTCTGTAGCCCAAGCCAACCTTTCTGTAATTCCTTTCCATGCACTGGCGGTGATGAACTAATGGCTGATATTGTACTATCCAATACTTGGACTTCTTCCGATACTCCTACCGGAGATGAAGTCTCTAAGAACTTCAACACTATGGAATCAGCAAATTCTTTCGCTGAAATTAATGGTGATTTAGGTGCGGAGAATCTTGCAGGGACGGAGACGATTGACACCGAGCATTTACAGTTAGGCTCCCAGACTTATGCTAAGATGGTAGGGTCTACGGCTAATATGGATTATTTTAAGGATGTGTTTAACCCCGAGAACGACGGGGTCATTCCTGCAGGAGGCGGCTCATCCATACCCGGCGCAGGCTTAACCTACAACCTTCCTTACTCTCCTCGCTTCCTCCTAGTAACTTGGCAGATAATGGTCACGCACGACTCAGGAGATGAGGAGTACATAGGGGGCGACGGTAGTGAAGCACCTAAGAACGCTTATATTCGACTCTACCATGACGGAGTTAAGAATCAATCTTCCCAAAGGACTATACCCTCGCACCTGTTCAAAACTGTAAATGGCGGTACGGACAACGGGGAGTACGTCAGATTCAGCGCACAAAGACAACGAGCATACTCTGGGCACGTTCTTATTGAGAACCCTGCAGCAGGCATACACTCAACAGGATTAAGGATTCATTCGGAAGCAGACCAAACTAGGGTGCGAGTTCGAGGCTTTCGGGTTATCGCGTTTAAATAAAGGATTTTAGTATGGCTATTGACTGGAAAGAACGCGATCTTACGATTGAGAGGAGACTAGCCGAGTTCGAGGCAAAGGCCCAAGAACGTCGCGAAGAGGCTGCAAGAAAAGTTGAGCAGGAGGCGGCGGCAGCCCAACGGAAAGCCTCGCAAGAAGCAGCACAGCCTGAGGTAGTTGTTGAAGAGGAAGTGGAAACTCCCGACAGTGATATGCCTTTGGTCCACCCTAACGACCCTAACTACACCAGTGACCCAGATAGCCCTTACTGGGCTGGAATGGTAACTGGCGGACCTGCGTACTCAGGAGAAGAAACTGAAGTAAAGGGTAAGGGAGAGGGAGAGGGAGAGGATGGGCCTCTGATGAAGGGGAGTCTGTATGCTACCCATGGAATTGCCAACAGTCAAAGAGTCATCGAGGGAGAACCAACTTTAGACGAGTATTTAGCCGCACTAAAGGTAGAGAAGCCAGTTAAGTGGGAGGTAAGCGGAACTGCAGAAATGCGGGACGCAAAGCACAGAAATCCCAAGTGGGACGAGTACTACAGGGCCCAAAATACCATTGGTAAGTATGAGCAGGAGCGGGTAGAGGCTGCGGCGGCTAAAGTAGCAGAACAGTACGATGTCAGGGAGGATGGTACGGCGGTTAATTGGATTAGCAGACCTGAACGCCCCGTAGGCTTCTGGAACGACTGGATAGGAACAATAGCCACTCTTGGTTTTATCAAACGCGAGGGGCCAGAGTGGGATGCATACTTGAATTTTCACAAACGAAAAGGCGAGAGGTATTGGGCAATACAAAACGCTAAAAAGGCTGAGAGTGAGCGTATAAGAAAAGAGGCGCAGGCTGAGTTCGCATCCGCTAATACAGACATTGAAGGCCTGACGGACCACTTCCGTAGGACTACGGAAGCAGGCTATGGTGGGCCTCCGATATCCTATGAAGACCGTATAGACGCTAAAAGTGATTACGAGAAATCCTTAGAAGAAGCGGCTCAGGGTGCCCCAGTGTCAAAGATGACTCCTGACGTTCCTGAGGGTAGAGCAGACGTAGAATTGGACAAAGATCAGTACATTCGCGGCGGAGAGTTCGACAAAGATCAGTACGTTTACGACACACGGGCGGGAGTACCTTCTCCCAACCCCAAGACCGATACCCCAGAACAAACAGCCGCTTGGGATACTTATATGCAGGCCATCGCTGACGGTGACTTGGACGATCAATTTGAGGCTTCTCATGCAGTACGGAGAGCGTTCGGCAGGCCAGTCTTCTCTCAGGAGAAGGCAGAGGCGGGGGCTTCTGACAGTCCTACTGAGGAGTCCGAAGCACCAGTCATTGATAAGGCCTCAGAAAGGCCTTATAAGAAGGCTGCAGAGGCTTACATAGGGCCTATGCAAAAGATAGAAAGTTTCGGAGGAAAGTCCGACGCTAGTAATCCAATATCCTCGGCGTATGGGGCATCTCAGTTCACTAAAGGTACTTGGATAGGTATGATCAAGAAGTACCGCCCAGACTTGATGGAAGGAAGAACTAAGGAAGAAGTTCTAGCCATGAGGTCAAACTACAAATTAGACTATGAGATGGTAACAAGGTTTACAGAGGAGAACGCAGCCAAGTTAGACAGGCTTGGACACCCTCTGACTAGAAGAAATCTCTACTTGATGCACTTCGCTGGCTCTAATGCTGCACCTAAACTCCTAAACGCCCCAGAGGGAGATAAAGCAAGCAATTATGTAAACTCAAAATCCCAGAAGTCCAACCCTAGTGTATTTTGGTACGGGGCCAGAAAGAAGGATAAAAATGGGAAAACGGTATACTACTACGAGGGCAAGCAAAAGTACCCGGTATGGATACACGCGCACAATCCTCCTAAGTATAAAAGTGTTAAGGAAGTATTAGACTGGGCAGAAAATAAAATGGGATAATCCCTTATAAGGAGAAATAATCATGGCACATAAATCATCATTCGACGAAGAAGCAAAGAAGAAAGCAATAGATAAGGCTATGCCTGAGGAGAAGCCTAATCCGATAATGAAAACTATTCGGAAAGGTATGACTAAGTTCCATGAGGCTACTACTCCGCCTGAAGAACTTGACGCGCTCAAGCGAGTTAAGGCTAAGAAAGCCAAAGCAAAAGCAGAGGCTAAGGCTAAGGAGCGTACAAAAGGATTAGACGAGCGTATAAAGAAGAGTTCCGACAAGGCTGAAAAGACTTATAGGAAACGGAACGCGCAGTTGAAGCCTAGGCCTGGGAGCGTGGACGACGAAGGACTACGGGACAAACGCTATGACTCCGAGCTGGCCCAAGACCAGCGCAAGAAAGAAGGTGATGCTCGTATCGCAGAACTCAAGAAGAAAGGGAAGTAATCATGGGCATCAATAACTACCGCGACATGGAGACGGACCAACTCAAGGCCAACGTAGGTAAAATTGGTACTCCAGGCTTATCCGAACGCCAGAAGTCTCAGCAACGCGCTCAGGCAATGCAGGCCGCAGGGCAACAGGCTCAGGTGCAGCAGACAGGCCTGAACCGCCAGATGATGGCGCAAGGCGGCCAGATGCAAGGTGCATATGCGCAACAGGCAAACCAGTTAGCAAACGCTGGAGCCCAAGCAGGCGCACAGGCGGGGTTCCAAGCAGAGCAAATGAGTCAGCAGATTGCACAGGCTCGTGACGCGCAAATTCGTGCAGACATGGCTCGTCAATCAGATATCACACGGCAGAACTGGCAAAAGGGACTAGATACTGGAATGCAAATCAATGAGCAGGGTGTACGGGCCGCAGAGGCTGCAGCAAAACTGACCACAGGTAAATAATAGTATAGATGACGGAGATTTAAAATGGCTGATCTATCCCAGCAACTTAAGGATGTTGCAGCGCAGAGAAAGAAAGAGAAGATACAAAGGTTCACTAGGCCCCTACAGGTAGTAGGGGACATTGCAACTGGTGGCGCAATCTCTCGTGGGATAAACACGGTATATGGCAGAGATCGAGGACTCACAGAAGCACAAAAGCTTACTGCGGAACTTGAGTTAGCCAAGACAGAGCAGACTAGACAACAGCGTCAAAGCCAAAGTGTAGCCAACAAGGAAACAGTAAGACTCAGAGCAAAAGATGCCGAAGAAGCCCGAAAGAAGATCGATTCTTTAAAGAGAGCCCAAGCGGGGCAACTAGATGACTCGGAGCAGAAAGTACTTACCAAGTGGGAAAAATTGCACGGAAGAAAGGCTAAGGGTGAGGAGTGGTCAAATGAACAGCTTATAGAGCTTCTAGGCGACTTACGGAAGATCCCTAATATAAATGCTGCACTGATTATTAAAAGTATCGATCCCAACCTCTTCCAGCAACTCGCGGGAGAGCAGTTTAGTGAAGTAGTTGCAGACAGGGCAGACTTGCAAGAGGCTCGTAATACTATTTTAGAGGCCAACTTAGACAAAGATGCGTTGGGTTTACAAATCCAAGAAGCAACGGGGCAGAAAGCAGAAGCCGACCGACTACTTGCAGAGAGTGAGATGGTAGCCCCTGGCACAGGCATCTCAGGCGTGCAGACGGGTGTCGTTACTGCAGGCTCCGCAGCGTCTTTGGGACCCTCCCCCGCGTTGTACAGTGCGGGGCAAGCCGTCGCTGACCGGATAGCCCGAGAGCCTGACAACAGGAAAGAGTCCGCCAAACTGATGGGAGAACTTGCATTAGACGAAGACTTAATCCGAATGGCAGAAGACTTAGGGATAGACCCTAAGAACTCAATAGAGATGAATTTGTTCCTAGAGACAGCCATGAGAGCCAACAAAAGAGCGGTAAAGGTCGCAGAGTTGGCGGAGAAGAACGGATGGACTGACGAGGAAATCGCACAGTACTTATATAAACTTCCCACGGCTGCGGATGAAGAGGGGAGACTTACTGCTAAAGTAAAAGAAAACCGAATGGTGTGGAAACTTCTGAACGTGGACAACCCTGACTTTCTCCGAGCGGAAGCTGAAAGGGTTGCGAAAAAGCACAAGGATAGATTAGAGGAGAGGAAATGGGAGAATCTAGACCTAACTGAAGCGGAGGTGTACGGGGAGGACTATGACCCTCAAGACACTAGGGACTTAGGTATGCCTGAAGATCTAAAGTGGCTCAATGAGGAAGGGCCAGATGTAGGCCCAGTCGCTGCAGAACCAGAGCCTCTCCCCGAGACAGTGGCTGCTCCAGAGCCGGGGCCAGAGCCCGAGCCGACCTTTGAGCAACCAGTCCAAGAGTCTCCTCTAACCGACGAAGTTCTTGCAGAACAAGATGCAATGCTAGAGGCGGAGAACGCTAACGTGCCCAACTGGTCTGCGGGACGTTCGGACAGGCTTCAAAGAGCCTTTACTCCTCAAGCGGATGCTCAACAAAGTCCCAATAAAGGGACGGGGTATAGGGCTAACTATGAGGAGGGCCTACCTAAAGTCTCCACCCAGACGACAATCGGTGAGGACCAAGCGAAGAAGAAGCAGCAGTTCGAAGAGGACTTTAGAAAGAAGATGAAGGGTTTCATGACTCCCCCTCCGACAGGCGCACCTGACGAAGGATTCTAGTAGTCTAATCTTGGACGTGCATCTACTCCCATACTAGGTTACGGAAGTTCCTAGTAGGTGGAGTTAAGATGTCTAAAGCGTTGTCCGACCAGTTAAGGCTAATCCGAAAGCGTCGAAGTGCCCTAGACGCTGGGGATATGGACGAATACCGCAGACTTTCTTCGGACTCTTACAAACTCAATGATGAGGAGGAGGTTGATACCGACCTTGATACCGACCTTGATGCCACAGACGTTGAGCCTACTGATACTGAACCTGTCGTCGAAGAGGTGAGTTCGGAGGAGGTTCCTTCCTCTTTCCCTCCTGCCGAGCCCTCTTCGACGACCTCTCTTACTCCAGTTCCGCCTCCCTCAGTAGACCGGTTGGAGACAGGTGAGATCCCTGGAGAAGGATCACCTACCTTTACCGAACTAGCGGAGTCTGAGGGCGCGGGAGCGTTTCGTACCGCCTTCGCAGGGTTCCAAGATTTTTTATTAGACAATGCAAGAGAGGGCGGCGAAAGGTCTGCTAAACCGCTCGATGAGCAGCGCGGCGAGATAGCCCTAGGGCAGATGGGGAACGCAGCGATTGCAGGCCTGTTGGCTTCATACTCAAATCCTTGGAGTGCAACCGCAATGGCCCTAATTGCACTTTACCCATCAATGCTAAAACTTTCGGACGATGTACTCGACACGGACTTTGGGGAGAGAGGAGTAGGCTTTGGTGGAGATCCCCTAGACCCTACTCAGTGGCTCGGGGGTTTGTTCCTTCCTAGGACTGTTGCGCAGGAACTGCAAGACCATAAAGACCATAAGATACTCAATAGTTACCCTTCAGATTCACCCGAGGCTCTTGCTGCAGCAGAGCGTTTAAAAGTTTCGGAAAGGTCCTCTTTAATCGTAGAGGCTGTGCAATCGAACAACCCTGGAGAGGTTGCCTCGGGATACACGAACGATAGAGCCTACGCGGGGGACTTTTCAAAGGCTGCCGAGAACCAACCTGCAGGCTCAGACCGTCAAATAAAACTGCTGACTATGGGGACGGACCTAGCCACAGCAAACGAGGCTGTTAGAGACAGATTTTCTGGGCTTATAGACCGAGACAAAATTTCTCCTATCTTCCTGCAGACAGACCTTATGGGACGTGGGGGAGAGTCTGGAGTAAATATCTCAAAGACTGTACGACAACTGAGGGCCCTAACCATAGACAGAATGCGCAAAGAGGACCCTAGCCTAAGTGCAGATGAGATAAGGGAAAAGGCCGCAAGGTTTGTTAGTAAGGAGGTACAGGCAGCATTAGGAGGCCATCCCTTCGCTCAAAGTTACCCCATCATTGATATTGGGAATGACGATGCCATAGAAGAACTTATGGAGATGGACGAAGTCTGGGGTGACAACTACGGAGAATTGGGGGCGTTAGTCGCTCAGTCCTTACAGCCTTTCTCGGCGGTCATGACTCCTACCAAACTGTCCGAAAAGAAGACCCTACTCAGCCCTGAGCAGATTTCTACGGAATCTACACTCATGTCTGGCGCACGCCTTGCGAATATAGCCGCCTCTACTATGATAGCGGCTGGGGCTAAGTTTGACTACTACCCTGTCGTAGGGCCTTGGCTTGCTAAAATGGGAATCATTGATCCCGATAGTGCTGCGCCTGCTGACCCCGAAGAAGTCCTGCGGTGGCTATCTGAGGGTGGAGATGCGATAGATGCGGCCCCTCACTTCGCTAGGGCTGTGTATGATCATATGTATCCCGACTTCGTCCCAGGCTCTGATACATGGAACGAGTATGCGGCAGTAGCGATGAAGAAGTACCCTTTATGGTTCCAAGGTGTACCTATTCTATCCACTATGCTCTTTGAGCCAGATCCTATATCAGTGGCGATGGGCCCCTTAGGAAAATTCGCCAAGATGGTAGGAAAAAGTGTGAAGCTTCAGAAGCTCTATAAGTTTCAGCGAATCCTACAAGAGGATGCTATCCCCAAACTGAAGGCGTTAGAGAATGAACTCGACCCTTATGTTGTAAAAGGGCATGACGCTGAAGGTAACCCTATTCAGATGTACAAGGATATACCCCCCGAACTAGAAGCCCAGCAGGCCGAGAAAATTGAGCGTGTAGTCAAAGAAATTTTAGACGGTGCCTCGGATGACCCAGAACTTCAGCAGGTGCTTCAACTTAATATCCTAAGGAACCTAAAGGCGAACACGGCTACTGGAGTAAAAGAGCAATGGCAAGCCTCAGTCAAGGCACGCAGGGCACTTAAGGACCTAAAAGCCAAAACCACTAAGGAGTCGGGGGACGCAGAGAAGGCACTTGGGCTAGAGCTACGGTCGCTAGAGTCAACAAGTAAGGCGGCGGATGCCGCTTTAGACCTCACCACAAATAAGTTAAGAAGTGTAGCGCAGGGGCTCAGAGGGGTTATGCCCGAGTTTTTTGAGGCAGAAAAACTTAATACTAAAGCGGTCAATGCCCTTAGTCGCAAGGGATTGCAGACGACTATCGAAAAGGCCACCCAAAAGGCTTTAGATGCCACAAAAGAGTATGAAGAAATAATCTTTAATAGCAAACAGGTCCTCGAACAAGAGGCTTCGTTATTCGCACGCCTACAAGCGCAGAAGGCCTTACTAGAACAAGCGCAGCAGATCGCTAGAGCAGGACTGAGAATAAATGACGAAGTTGTCGTACAGATAGGAGAGGCCCCCATAAAAGGGAAGTTCCTACGGTATGAGGCAGTGGATGCTCTGGAGAAAGGCCCAAAAAGAGCCTTTATCCAGTTAGCAACAAAAGACGGCCCCGTAGTAAGGCACTACGACCCTAAAGATGTGAGGTTCGATTACGACGGGGTAATTAACAGATTAAACCCTAGGCACGGTAAGCCTGTGTCTACGCTGGGCAAACAATTCCGAATACTTGCTAAGGAGTTCTTCTTCGGAGAGATAAAGGGGGATTTTAAGGCGGCGGACGGCTCTATCTGGGTTCCAGCTCGCGGCTTAGAGAGCCTAAAAGAGGGTCAAATTGTACGGTGGTTGGACGGCGGAGAACTGAAGTCCATCGAAGAGATGACAGTCAAGACCAAAGGAACCTTAGAAGACGGCACTGATACGGCTACCATTTTCGCAGGCAAGAAGAGGAAGCCTAGCATGACGGTCACTGTGCCGCTAGACCAAGTCTACACCCTCAAGCACCGGGACGTAGAGGCACAACTGGATGTCATAGTCGAACTAACAGAGGCAAGAGCGGTGGCTTCCGCTATGCACCGAGGCGAAGAAGCCACTGAAGCGGCTATCAACGCATGGTATGCGCGTAACTTCAAGGGCTTCGCAAGAGACTTAAAGGGTGAGGTTAAGCCATTAGTTGAGGGAGATGAAGTAGCGGCTCAAGGTGACGTACTCGATGATATTATGTATCAGGGGCCTGCCACAGCAGGTGCCGCTACAGCAGAAGAAGCAGTAGAAGCAGCACGCTTATGGAAAGAACTAGGTACGGAGAGCCCTTACTTCAAGAAATGGTTTGGGGATTCTAAGGCCGTAGACTTCTTTGGAAAGCCTCTATCGGTGTTTCACGGGACCTCAAAAGGAGGCTTCACTGAATTTGCCAGAGAAGAGGGCATGATCCACTTCTTTACTCGCGACAGAGGTCAAGCCTCTACCTATGCCTATGGGGATGCTGCCATAGACCTATCAGAGGGCCGCAGGAAGAAAAGACAACGCGGAATCTATGACGTGTACCTTAGACTTAGGAACCCGCTAGTAGTAGAGTACTCGGGCAGAAGATGGGACGATCCTCGGAGGCATGACTTCGGTCAGGGCCCAGAGGAGTTCGACAACATAGAAGACTTAGCAGAAGCGGCCCGTGATGCAGGGTACGACGGTGTTATAGCGCAAAATATCATAGACTACGGAGAGTTTAAGACAAAAGCGGTGGACGAGGCGGTGGACCAAACCAAGCCTACGACTGAGTATCTTGTCTTTGACCCGGAGAACATCAAGTCTACGGCCAACAGAGGCACCTTCGATGAGACTGGGAGACTGCTCTTCCAAGGCGCAGACGAACCCGCTTCTGTAGATGATATCGTTAAGGTACTCTTCCAAGAGGGAGATGAGGGTGCCAGAATGCCGTGGGAGCGCGGTGACCCAACTACAAGGGTCCCAGAACTAACCGCTGCGGCAAAGAAGATTCTAGCGGGAACTGCAGACGCGCCAACTCGTGCTGAGTACCAAAAGTTAATAGACGAGTACAAACCTGTTTACCCCTATACATCTGTCCCTGCGCCTGCTACTAGGGCGGACATGGTCCGTGGTTTGAGCGCGTCCGATAAAAAGAAAGTGGAAAAAATAGACGGAGCGGCTAACCTCGAAGCTGGCACTGTAGTTGGATTGCGCTTGGATATCCCCGCGTATAAGCGTGAGAAAGTGTGGGTCCCTACGATCCATAGGAGGGCTACAGTCATAGGCCACCAAGCAGCGGCGGCAGTGGACAACGTAAAACTTACTATGGGTGGAACGACTGCGCTAAAGATAGCCGCAGGGGAAATAGCCAAGACACCCTTTGCGACGATTAAAGGGGGATGGTCCCCTGCAACTACCGAAGATCTCGTAGCAGAGGCTGAGGCAGCCTTAAAGAGTGACGACTGGGTGCAGGTGGGCATGGACCCCGAGAGGCATTCTTTCTTCTACGACAGGAAGACACAGCAACCCTTGGGGTCAGCAGACAGGGTTATCCAGATTGGACCTCTAGTTCTTGCGAAGAATGCGAAGCCCTTAGATCCTAAGCTAGAAGCAAGACTCCTATACCAAACCGAAGAAGAATCAGCCAAAGCCGCTGTTCAATTTGTCGAAGACAACAAGGCTATCCTGTATGCATTCGAGCAGGCTGATGTATCTTCCCTACTTCATGAGATTGGCCATGTGTTCCGTAGAGACTTGTTGAGGTCTGGTTGGCAGGGCAAACTGGACTCGGATGTCTTAGTTCGGGCCTTTACTACTAAGGATGAACGCCACATAGGCGACACGGTAACTTTTGATGGCGGTGAGGGTGTCGGTTGGACGGACCTAACAAAAGCCGGTAAGACAAGAACCCCAGAGGAAATGGATAAAATTCAGGGTAAGCGGAGCCGTAAGCGGAAAGCCGCGTTAGATAAGAGAGCCAGAGGGTTAGAGGACCAGAGCGGTCCTGCCACTTGGACAGTGAAATCTGAAGAGCGTTTCACTCGTGCAATGGAGAAGTACCTAGCCACGGGCAGGTCCCCTTCCCTTGAACTTGACGGCGTGTTTAAGAAGTTCAAGTCATGGATGACTGAGATCTATGTTAAGATTCGAAACTCCGCTATTGGTCGGGACGTACCTAAGGAAGTCCGTGAAGTCTTTGACCGTATGCTTACAGGGGCAATGACTACTGAAGGCTATAGTTCTAAAAACTTCAATAAAGCCCGACTTAAGGCTATGCTAGACTCAAGAGGCATCCTCTATAAGAGTAAGGACACTAAAAAAGTCCTTGCTAAGAAACTTGCTGACGATGACCTGAACAGGACTGCAGAATACCGCAGATTCAGTAAGCGTCGGGAGGACATGGCCAAGCAGGCCGCAGAGCTGGCTAATAAGACTCCCCAGGCGGTGGCTAAGAAACTCGCCCCCGGCTTGTCTGCACTGGTCAAGGGTATGGAAGACGAGTTGAAGCCTTTAACTACTGAAAGTAACAAGGTTCAGAATAAAGTCCTGTCCAAACTTGAGAAGTTTGATGCAGCGCGTAAAAAGCGTAATAAGGCTAAACAGAAACTTGCCCTCCGCGTTGCCTATGAAGCACAAAAAGTAGCAAAGAAACTCGTGAAGGATAAGCATGGAGAACTAATTGAGTTTACAGGTAAAGCCTCCACCGCTGAAGCGCACCTAGACAAGCAACTCGCTAAGATTGACGCGGCGAGCAAAAAGATTAACGGGTCAAATAAAGTTCAAGATGTCAGGCTCGCTGTAGAAGAACTTAACGCACTGGCCGAACTTATGCGGGTGGAGGGCAAACTCCGTCCTGCTAGAAGGAATCTACTGAAGCATCCTATACTTAAGTCAGTAATACGAGATCGGGCTAACGATAACTGGATAGTTGACCCCAAAGAGTTTGTGGACGCTATAGACGAGTTCTATGTTCCAGGAGCACTGGACGAGTTCTTGGCTACTCCCGAGGGTGCCTACCTCGAACCTATTGTAAAGGTGGCGAGAGAGGGAGGCCCTAGACTAACCTATAACAACGACCAGATGAAAGCGTTACAGCTAGGCATAAAGAAGATGGAGGACGCTTATCGGGAGGGCCACCTTGCCCAAGGTGCGAGGGCTATGTACGACCAAATGTGGAGATCCTTTAGGTCTGGCAACTTCAAGACGGTAAGGGTTCCGGTCCCGTTCTCTAACATGGTAAAGGCTGAGGGAGTTCAAGTAGGAGTGTCTGGTTCCGCAACTAGGTTCTTCTGGAATCTGTACAAAAAGTGGGACCCTGCTTACTCTAAGTACGGGGAGTTGTCCAAGCAGTTAGCGAAAAATGCTTCGAGGCATGAAAGATTCTTAGAGCACGCTATGGGGGATCTCCATAATGTCAACATGACTAACTTAGACGGAGACTACTTAGCCGCACACATCCGATACATGGACACTACTGAGGCCATAGACGGCAGGTACGGTAGTACTATGGTAAACACTCTAGGGGATGGGATGTTCAAGGAAGCACAGTCTTTCTTGAAGGCGAACATAACGACAACTCCTAAGGGTAAATTAATCTTATCCAACGACTTTGCAGGAGATTACACCGAAGGTTTGATTAGGGCCTTGGAGCGTACTTTCCTCCCCTCACCTAAGTTTAAACTTCAACCTCGTATCTCAGAGGCAGCGTCCAAAAGGCTAAGACCAAAGGTGTTGGAGTTGCTCTCTGATGACGGCATGACCTACGATAAGTTCTTGCGGGAGCTTGCGAAAGCCTCCAATAGAACTAAGTTTGGCCGTCAGGATGTTCGAGGCATTACAATGGCATCCCGAGCCCTGATTGACGCGGCGGCATGGCAGCATACCATCAGGGCTATAGCGAACACCAGTAGCGCGATGCTAACTCCCAAAGAAGCATTGCAGATGACTAACTTCATGGCAGGGGAGATGGACAAAGTCGATGACGTAGCGGCACTATGGGCGGCTGCTGGGAAACTAGGGATGGACTTGTCCGAGGCCACGGTACGCCCCGGTGTCAGGCACGGCCAGTCCGAGCAGGCGCGTGTCAAGAACCTCGTTAGGTGGAACCTCGATGATGGTAAGATCCTTAATCCTGAAGAACTTGTCGAACACAATGCTAAGTTAGAGGCTAAACTAACGGCCCAAGGACTCACTCCCGAGCAGATTACCCCGCTGCTCGCAGCTAGCGGAGTTAAGGTCACGGACCCTCGTCAAGTATTTATTCCCGAACAGATGGGACAATCTTTGGCAGAGGGTAACGCTAAGTTTATTAAGGAATTAGACGTTTATTACTCAGCCCCTAAAGGGTTCGACCCTCAAAGGTCTATACAAAAGTACGTCCGTATGTGGAAAGGGCTGATCACCTCAGGCTTAGGCCTGCCTCGCCCTAAATACTATGTTAACAACATGGTAGGTGACTTCAGCCAGATATGGCAGACTCACGGCCTTTCCACTGCGGTTAAGGTAAGTAGTCAAAATGTAGTGACAAATATACCCTACGTCGGCCCTCGTATTCAGAATGTCACATCTAAGATGTCCGAGAAGTTTGGAGGAGTTCCAGTACTGGGGACTGCAGTAGAGGCCATATTCAATCCAAACATTGGCCGCATCTTCAAGGGCGAAGAGGGCGTTATTAAGGTCGGAGACGAAACTATCTCGCTGTCTACTCTAAGGGAGCGGCTTGCCCTAGACGGAGTGCTCGATACGTTCACTGCACGGGAGGTGATGGCTAATATAGATGATGCTGCGTCAGAGCTTATTGGGGTTATGCAAAAGCAGTCAGGCCTAAAGATGTCGGATAAAGTAAAAGCACATTTTACGAGAAAGGTAAAATCTGACCTAGATGCGTTTGCTATGCAAGTGCAGCAGCGTCAACGTGTAGGACTGTACCTCGAACTGCGCAAGCAGGGACTAAACCATGACGGCGCGGTAAAGGGAGTGAAGGACGCTTTGTATGACTGGAGTGGAGGATTTTCAAAATGGGAGCAGGGCTGGGTGATGGGCCTCTTTATGCCGTTCTACCGCTTCTGGAAACTCGCAGCCAAACAAATGCTACAGGCTGGTATGGAACCTTTTGTCATGGACAGCGGGGAGTATATGCTAAAAGCCATGACTGGACAAACTCAACTAGCGCGAATGAGAGCACAGTCTCGGATTCTCGCGGGAGTGCCGACATGGGCTGCCTACCAAGAGGCAGAAGAGGCTGAGGAAGGAAAAGCAAGCGCGGCATTCGAGGCCTCTATACTATCTAGCCCTTGGTGGAAACGTCCCGGTATGACATCTTGGGGCAAGGCTATGACCGAAGATCAAAAGTACTTTATGCTAAAGCACACAGGCCGTAAGACAGATACTATTGCAACTGCGATGTCTTCTCCTATGACATCCGCAGAGATGTACTCTATAGCTGGATACGTTTCAACCTCGCTGCTTGCGGCGGCTAGGGCTGCCGGATCCGAGGATGAAGTGTTTAATGGGCTACGCGCTTGGGAGCAGTTTAAGAAGTACTCAACGGACATAGGCGGACCAGTGGTAGAGGGGCTCATTGGCGAGAGGCGTACAGCAAAGTCTGGGTATAGGCGCATAAGTCCTGGCCAAGAGTCAGCACTTAAACTCTTCGGGGACTTCGCTCAAATCCACCATGACGAAGACGGAAGGCTGGTAGCCAATAACATGGCTGTCACTATACTTGACCATCTTCCCATACTCAGTTCTCAATGGTCTGATACTGCGAACGGCTGGAAATGGAGCCAACTGTTCCACGGAGAGGAGGAAGTTCTTAAGCGTTTCCTCTACACACTAGGCCACATCTCAGGCCCTGTCCGCGACTATCCTTCGGATACACAAGCCACATTGTACTACGCCCTCAAAAAGATAGACGACAAATTGAAGAAGGCTACGGAAGAAGCCAAAGTAGGGAAAGACCCGATGGATAGGTACATTAAACTTAACGAACTTGATTAATTATGTGAGGTGGGTTACACCTTCAGCAGCCCCTAAGGGCAAAATCACTCAATAGGCCATAGGCCACCAGGAGTCACGAGATGGGATCAGTCAATCCAAAATGGATAAACGCAGTTCAAAACCTTCCTTACGCGGAACGTCAACGAGTCACTAACTCTTCAGGATCAGAGATTGCCAAGTACGCACTTGTCGAAATTGCTCCTAGTGGAACTGACGGAAACTATGGCAAGATCGCTGCAGCAGACCCTACTGCGCCCTCAGGGCACGGTAAACTCGGCATCTGCCTTTACAAAACTATAGACGGCGCACGTACTGACATTGCTCCTTGGGCAATCATTCGTGACGTTAACACATCAGCCGCAACTACTGTTGGCGACCCTATCTACCTTGCCGCATCTGGCGCATGGTCCGTTACCGCCACGGCTGCGCGGCGTGTCGTAGGCAGAGTACTTAAGAAGGACGCTACTGAAGGCGTGGTTCTACTTTCCCCGAGCACAGAGCAATCATCACTTATCGTAAGCGGTAAGGTGACCCTTAGCACTGGGGCAGCAACCGTTGCCCTCGGCACAGCGATGGCAGGGGCAACCGTTATTACCTCTGCTGCTACAGCAGGTAGCACAGCGACAGTCCACGCCTCAACAGGTGTGATGACGGTTGCGGGCACTGGCTCAGAAGTTGTTAGTTACATTGCTGACGGACGCTAGAAATGCCCGTTGCTTTAGCAAAACGTACTTATGTGCTGACTCGGAGTGCTAGTACAATTGGGGAAACTGACTCAGTTGCCCTGACTGGACTAGGCCAAACGGGCAACATCGTTAAGTTCTCGATTAGACTGGACGTTACTAGCGACCGCGCTAGTGCAGGCATACTGTACATCGCAGACGCTCCAATCGCGTCCACAGCCTCCATAGCCAGCAAGGACCTTGTCTACCAGTCTGGGACTATAACCAGTCTTGTAGGCAGTGCTACTGCTGTGGCTTCTGCAAACGCATCGGGTGGTCTGGCAACGACGGAACTACCTAAGGGCCAGCCTTATGTGCTTAAAGGTACTCTACCGCTTAACGCTAAATTTAAAATCACTGCGAGGACTGGTAGTGCATCAGCCTCCGTACTTTACTTAACTATATGGGCGGAAGTTCGCTCATAGGAGAATGATATGCCAGGATTAAACGAAATGCGAGACGAGGCTCTCAGCAAGTATGATGATGACCTCAATGAGATTGAAGCCCCAGAAGGTATGCACGAGATGCCTGACGGCGAGATGATGGCTGATGCCGAGATGGAGGGCATGGAAGAAGAGGGTGCACCTGCTGCTGGCCCAGAGGGGATGGTCTCCGACATGATGATGAAAGCCGGTATCGAAGCTTCTCCAGAGCAAATCTCAGAGTTCATGGGCCTTCTACAAGGTGCTGCTGAAGAGGCTATGGCCGCTGAAGGTGGCGGTGCTATGGAAGCTGAGGGTGCTGAGATGGGTGCTGAGATGGCCGAAGAGCCTATGGTCTAGGAGGCTAGACTGTGGACCCTTTATCCACTGAGACACTAGAGATCCTCAGAATAATCGATACGTTCGGTTATTCTGGGGTTCTGGCCGTTGCCGCGATCTGGATCTCCCGTGTAGGCAAGAAAGCCTGTGAGCACATCCAGAACTTAGACCTAGGCCCTATCACCTTAGATGTCAACCTGCGCCTCGAAGAGAGTGAGATTGACCAACTGCAGCGCAGGCTGAGTGAGGCTGAAGAGCGTCTTCTAGGTAAGAAGGAAGACTAAACCCGAGGGAGTTACTATGAGTGAGAAAGAAAACAATCCTAGGTTCTCCGCCGCGTTCTTGGCTGAGGAGGCGGAGGCTAAGAAAGACCCCGGCTGGGCCAAGGCGCACTACCAGATGAACCTTCTGGGTCCGAGAGAACCCAAACGCTTTAACTCCTATAAAGAACTGTCTCCACAGGAAGTTAGTCGAATAGCGCAAACGTGGGTCCTGAATGACAATGACCGCCACCTGTATACCGAAATTACTGATTGGCCTAGCCTTAGGCGGCGGCTCGACGCTGAACTAAGGCAGCGGAGCGACCCACAGGCCGTGGAAAAAGCTGGGATGTTTGAAGAAGAAACTCCTATGAAGAAGGACAAGGATAAGCGTACCCTCTCCAGCCAGAGAAATGAGTACATAGACAAGACCTACGATGAGGACTTGAACAAGAAGGAAGACTAATGGCAACGCTTGCTAACAAACGCAATAAGTATCTCGACAAGACTTACAACAGTGACTTAAGCAAAAAGGTTAAGTCGTCAGTCAAACGGGCGGGAGTGTCGGGAGTTAATGACCCTAAGCGTACACCTAGTCATCCTAAGAAGAGCCATGTCGTCGTTGCAAAAGAAGGCAGCAAGGTCAAGACCATCCGGTTCGGGGAGCAGGGAGCCAGTACAGCAGGCAAGCCTAAGAAGGGGGAGTCCGACAAAATGAAGAAGAAGCGCAAGTCCTTCAAGTCCCGACATGGTAAGAACATCAAGAAGGGTAAGATGAGCGCAGCCTACTGGGCAGACAAAGAGAAGTGGTAAGGAGTTATCATGAAGTCCCTCTCCAAGAAAAGAAATGAGTACTTAGACAAGACCTATGACAAGGACTTGAAGAAAAAGAAGAAGTCCTCTAAGAAGAAGAAGTCTTCTAAGAAGAAGTACTAGATGCCTACTCTCGCCAACAAACGTAACGAATACTTAGACAAGACTTATGATAAGGACTTGAAGCCTTTAGGTCCTGTAGAGGAAGAGGAAGAGCACACTGGTCCTCCGTTCACCTCCTTTGATCCCGAAGGCGAGGGCTACGATTACAAGACTGCTGAAGCGGCTGGACTTTCAGCGGACGAAACAGGGCATTGGCCGAGCCGAGTCCCAAGCACAGGTCAGATCCTCAAGGGGCAGAGTCATCCTACCTACCACCTAACCACCCAGGGGGAGGCAGACGCAGGGCACACCATTACTAAGGGTGCTGACGGGAAGTACTACTCCTACTCCTCAGTGGAGCCCGAGGAGTATAAGGCTGACGCTCCGGTTAAGGGGGTAGAGTCCCATCAGCGGTCGGGGGCGGCAATAATCGACCCCAATGACTCACTCCAGAACAGGACTGCCATCGATGGGAACACTTACGGAGTAGGTGACTACGTTGAGGGCCTCGGGAACATAGAAGACATTGACCAGTATGGTAACCCTACCATCCTCCCTGATGACCCAGAGCAGCCTGCCTACAGGCTAGGGCAGAGCGAAGTGGGACCAGAGGGTAAAGCGGAAGAGCCTGAGGAAGAGATAGCGGCAGGTAAGTTCCATGATGACGAAGAGATTGGTCTAGGGGAGTTGATATCTTGGATGCTGCCTTCCCCTGCTTGGATGAAGCCTGGAGTGTCCTATCAGGGAGAGGAGCCTGATGAAGAGGACGCGCTGGCATGGATTAAAGACAACAGTCGTCCCATAGAGCCTGAAGAGGAAGAGCTACAGCATATGGTCGATAACGTGTATGCGGGCCTAACAGACGATCAAGTGAGTGATGCAGTAGAGAAAGACCATAACGACTCCACCGCCATTGACGGTACATACTCTTCCAATGAAGATGGGTCGTGGACTCAGGACTATACTCGCCCCGATGGGCAGACGATTACTCTAAAGGGCTACGGTGAGGGAGACGACGAGTATGCCACAGCGAATGTCACTGGGCTGTACCAGTAAGAAGACTAGGGGCTCAAGTGAGCGGGAAGGCAGGAAAACGCCCACGAACCCCTAGTCACTTGTCTTCTAACTCTCCCGAGCAGCAAGGGCAACGTGCTCCCACCCTTTTGGCAAGCCTTTTTTAAACTCACACGTTTGGATAATCACCATACAACGTGCGTGGTCTAGGCTTTTCGCTATACCGGCAGCCACTTCTGAGGTCAGCCCCCGGTCAGGAAGTACTACAGCAATGCGACTGTTACGCTGTATTTCTGCCACGGCACAGCCAATGGCAGCCGCGATACGGGCAGTCTCAGAGCCGCTAGAGGCAGGCACCAGTACCTTATCCTGCAGCCACCTACCGATAGTAGGAGTCTTGCCTGCTTCGATACGAACGCAGAGGTCAGGCACACCTTCAATCTTAGTGAGGTAACTGTTGATAGTCTCCTCTGCATGGTTCAAGTAAGTGCGGCAGTTCTCTGACATAGTATTTACCGCGTCGGCTAGAAGACTCTTAGCCTGTGCGCCCTTGGATACCTCAGCCGCTCTCCTCTCTAGCAGTAGGGGGCGGTTCTGGGAGAACTCATCGAACTCATCGATAGTATCGATGGCAATCTCTAGGTTCTTAACCTTAGTAGATGACTCTCTCTTCAGTGAGCTCAGCATAGTTACAGCAGCGAAGAAGCGTTCGTAAGCGGTCTTCTGAGGCATACGCGACACAAAGGTCGCTAACTCCCCCCGAAGGTCGCTCAGGAGCCTCTCAGCGTCTTCCTGAGGCAATAGGTTCTGGTACAGGAATGTGTAGAACTTAATAGGAGACGAGGCCATGAACCCGTATACCTCAGGCACGATGAATCTGTACAGAGGGGCAGTGCCCTCACGCTTGCCGTCTCTCCACACAGCCTTGGTTCCATCCTCGAAGTGCAGGATAGAGTGTGCGTTCGCTGCACTCGGATGCTTCAGGGACATGACCATGCGCTTGGCCTTGGCCGCATCCCGTGCCCCGAACTCGTGGGCCTCCCCGCTTAATGCCAGTTGCATAGCGTGGATGATTGTTGTCTTGCCCGAAGCGGGGGGTCCGCTGACGACCAGCTTATCTTCTACCGTGTAGGTTTTAGATGCGCTTCGGGTGAGGTTAGTTACTAGTTGAGTTGCCTTCATATCAAGTCTCCTTCCAAGATTTACCTATCTCGGCTTCTGCTGTGAATGTTACGGGGATACCTTCTATCTTCCGTGTCAAAGTGTCAGTGATTATTTCCTTAGCCCACTCCGCTTTGTCCTCGTCTACGACGAACAGCACGGAGTCATGCATCTGATTGATGATGCCAGTTCCTTCCTTGAAGTTGAAGGGTAACGGAGGAGCCTCGCGCCGTCCATTAACTTCTTTACCTAGGACTAGGTCCATCATGCCTTGGTGAACGACTGCTCCACCGGAGGACTGGACGGGGTAATTGACGATAGCGTTCTTGTCTTCGCCATTCTCAAAGAACCGCTTAAGGCCCCAGACTGGGTCAGCAATGTATCCTTGCCTTCTGTAATCTTTAATACACTTATCCCAGAAGACCTTGAACTCGCTGGCCCCGCCCAACCACTTACGGTGCATGGCCGCAACCTCCTTAAGTTTCTTCTTAAGGTAGATGAGGTTGCCTTCTGCGTCCTCCGTCTTGGTGATGATAGAGTGAATGGTCGGAGGGTCAGCCATGTAGAGCGCAGCGTACACAAAGGTTTTTGTAAGATCCCTTACCTTTTTGAACTGGCCAGTCCCCTTCTCTCTTGGGTCACTTGGGGCACCCTCCAGTTTCCAGTACTGGTCACCGAAGATGAACTGCCCCGATAGGTTGTGGGCATCGATGGTGTTGTTCTCGAATGCATCGAGGTAGTAGTCTGCCCCTGCAAGCGCAGCCATCATGCGGAGTTCCAGTTGGTCCATGTCTGCCCCTACGAGGGCCTTACCTTCAGGAGCAATGAAGCAGTCCCGCAGGCGGTAGGGCACCGTCTGGAAGTTGGGGTTGGAACTACTGAACCTCCAGCCTACAGTACCGGTGACGTTGTAGTTGGGATGGACGTAACCCTCTGGTGTACATACATACTGGTTCTTCTTGTAGTCAAAGGTGCCAGGCTTCCAGCGTCTGACGAAGGTGCCGAGCATCTTGTCTGCCCGTTTGAAGAAGCGTAGGTGATTGAGGAACGCTCGCTGCTCATCATCCAGTAGGGGGTTGGACAGCAGTTTACGCAGCGAGGGCATTGCTACCGAAGGCTCACCTGCATCCGTAATGTCCTGAACAGGCAGGCCCCACTTGTCGAACAGTAACTTGGATAACTGCACAGGGCTGTTGGGGTTCAGCTTCGGGGCCATCTGCTTTATCTCAGCGAAGTGTCGGGAACTCTCATCAACGAGATTGGCCTCCCACTCCTGTCGCTTCTCTTCGTCCACACGTAGCCCTAGACGCTGCATCCCGAAGCAAATGGACTGGAGGTCGTCGAACTTCTTATACAAGCCGTAATGGCCGTTTTTGCGCACTCTAGCCAGCATTGGGGCAAGTACCCTCTTGGTTACTGCAGAGTCCCGAGCGTTGTATACCCAGAGTTCCATGTCAGAGCCTGCTCCAGTAGCAGCGTGTTCCGACTTCCAAGCAGGGGCATCGGTCATGGTGCTGCCTGCGAACCACAGGTTGTGCCTGTTCTCTGGCCATCCCAATCTGTGAAGTAGAATACCATCTATGTGCGGGGCAGGGGTCACACCGAAGTTGGCCTCGATGGACGCACGGTCATACATCCCGCTGTTCCAGCCATACTTGCGTATACCCTCCTGTACGAAGAACCAGCGCAGTATGCTCTTGACTCTACCTAGTTCCTTAGGTGGATAGAACTTAGTCTTACCGTCAATAGACAGGAAGGGAACGACGACAGAGAAGTCTTCGTCTGCGATAGACAGGCACCGCAGCCGAGCAGTCCACGGGTCTAGGCCGTCAGTCTCAACGTCGTAGGCAAGTACTGGCTTCTTGTCTGGATGCCAGCGTGTATCGAATATCTCCTGTAACTGGTCAGCCGAGGGAGTGTAGACTATCTCAGGCTCCTTCCACTCTAGCCGATTGTTGAAGTAGCGGAAGGCCTTCTTGATGTCGGAGCGGAATACCCACCGCCACATCTTAGCCATAGCCACAAGGCGTACACCCACAGTAGGCAGCACCTTGATGTCCTCTCCATCATGCACTTCGAGGACAGTCGGTCCGCCCCTCACGTCCATTAGGGACGGGCGGCCTGGCATTAGTTTAGCAGCAGTGCCTAGGAGGATGCGGTTCTTGTAGGGCTTTAACTCTGCCCGTAGCCTAGGAGCACAACACTCCTCTGGGGTAGGGAGCAGGTCCATCTTGCGGCCTTTGCGGAAGCGGTTCTTATTGCGTAGCTTGGCGTTGAAGCCTTTGACATCATCCGCATGGTAGCGGCAGGCAACGACGTAAGTCATCGCGACTTCGGTACGGTCTACCCCTGCCTCCTCAAGCGCGTCATGCAGTTCAGTCTCCTTAGGGCCTACGAACGGCATCCCTAAGATGACCTCGTGCTTACCGGGGAAGTCCCCTACGATGATAGCGTTCGCCTTATTGGGCAGTTGCCCTAGTACTGGGGGTGCCCATGTACCGCGTTTCTCTAGGTCTGCCTTCAAGGGGCATATGTCACAGCGAGCGCAGTTGCCTTCATTGCTCATGTCGTCTCCTATTGCAAGGCCAAGCCTGCTAGTTTGAGTGCGTCCTTAACGGACTTTAGTTCCGTAGGGGCTGAAGCGTGGACCGTCCTCATCTGGACGTTCCGGTAGCACCAGTACGAGGCAGCAGCCAGCCATGTCCCGTCTGGTTGAAGTTGAGTATCCACAGGTATCTCGCCAGTAGCACGAAAGAACTTGCGAGTAATGGGATGCTTCTTCATTGAAAGTCTCCGTAGAAGAGTGCCGCCGCCATATAGAGGAAGGCTGATAGAAGAATTAAATAAGTATAGTAGTCAGGTTCATCAAACATCTCTACTCCAAAAAGAAACCCCACCCCCCGTGAAGGAGGTGGGGCAGGTTGCTAGTTGGCCTACAAGCCGTCTAACGGATCGCTGTCAGTTGACTCATTGTTACCAGCGTCAGTTACAGTGACTCCAGTGTTCGCAGGCTTCGCAGCAAACACAGGGCTGAGAGCCCTATGCTGCGATTCTGAGATCCACTTAGTTTCAGCGTAGCTGTCCTTGGTGCCTGGGATATGGTGGCAGTATACCACCTTGTCGCAGAAAGACTTTGTAGTAAAGCCTTTCTTGCTCTTCAACTTGTCGAGGCCAATGCCTGCTGAGTTGAAGAACCCTGCGATTTCTCCGAGTTGCAGACGAGCACCCATAGAGGTGTCTTCTGACTCAGGGAGTCCCATGTTTACAGTAATGAACATATGCTCCATACCTTCCTCTTGCACTTGAAGAGAGAGCCATGCACGGGGGTTGCCTGCCTTGCTAGTGTACGGTTCAAAAGAGGTGGACTTGCAACGGAACACACCCTCCTGCTTTACCTTAAACTGAGCGGTTTGCGGGCGGACTGTGTCCCCCTTGTCATCTGTCATACCAAAGTTGAGTTCAAATTTATCCATCGTATTGTCCTAGTGTCTGAGTGTTGTCAAATGGCAACCGAAGTTGCCGGTTCTCCTCGGAGGATTCCTCGGAAAGTAATAGCAGTTGAACCTCTTCGCCCTTTAGGACGTAAGTGTCTCCTGCTGTGGTAAGCGGTCTAATGTGAATCACCTTACCCGCGCCGTCTTTATCTATCGCTACTGTAACGTGGGCTACTAACTTAGAAGTCATCCTCTACCTCCGCGTCTGCAGCCATGAAGTCGATGAACGAATCCACCATGTCAGTCTCGGCCTGCTTGAGGTAGGCGCGGTCAAGGGCATCTGCGATAGTCCAACGAACGTGCCGGTTGTTGTCTATCTTAGAGGCAAGCTCCTTAGCAGACTCTTTGAGGAAAACCTTAAGGTCTTCGTTAGTCTTCAGGAGAGGCACGGCATCACAGGCAATCTTCTCGACCGCTGCTTCCATCCACTCCAGACCCTCAGGGCGGGGAAGGTCCATACCAGCCACGCGAAGTGCCTCACCGAAGTTCATAGGAACCTTACCGGGCAGGCCAATAGCAGTGCGGTCTTTAGCCAACCAGTCTACTGATGCCATAGTGTTGAGCAAGAATGGCCAGCCAGGTAGGTCACTAGGTACAACGTGAGCCAAGTAACTGAAGTAGGATGGGAACTTGTTAGTCAGGTCATAGCCCGGAACAAGGGGTTGGCCTGGCACTGTGACCATCGACCCCTTCTTCTCCTTGATGACGGGTGGGCGTTCGTGCATCGTTAAGAAGATAAGAGAGGGGCACTCAAGGCAAGCATCTCGGAAGTCCATTATCAGGTCCGCGAGTTCATTCCATTGAGCCCAGCCAGTCTTGATACCACGGATACGGCGTATCTCGTAATCAATCTGTAGGTTAAAGTCATCGAACACAATAGCAGGGAACTTCTTCTTCGCTGCAGCACGGACTACCTTAGTAGCCTCGATAACGCCTTTGGCTTCCAAGGACTTAACTTCAATGCCAAGCCATTGCTGAGTAGTAAGTGCGCCAGGGGCAGCAACGAACACTCCAGTGGGAAACGCTCTTAATGCTCCTAAGGTCTTTCCAGAACCTTGGGGGCCATACACACAACCCAAGAAACTCTTGGGGTCAATCCTTCCTTTCATGTCTTCTCCTTAAACGTCTAACGTCTAATGTCTGTGGTAAGTGTCTTATCGAAGTCAGCGTTGCCGCCGCTCCAATCCTTCTATTTAATCATCGTTATTTTTGCAAACAACTTTTCTAGTTTCTGTGCGATACCTCACAGTGTGGGGCCATAGTTACAGATGTGAGCCATCTCGCAGGGGGAGTTGTACCTCCAGCAAGAGTACTCAGTATGAGCCCCAGGCCACTCGGCAGCAGGGAGTCCTGTCTTCTTGAACATCTCGATAGCGCGGTTCGCCCACTTGATAGTACGGGTGAACTGCTGGTCACCATAAGGGGCAGCCTTAACGTACTCCCTACGAGTTGCGACCTTACCTGTCTTGTTATCAAACGAGACTAGGTTGAGCATCACTCCGCCGAACTCCTCACCCCAGATGGACTGACCGAGAACACGGTAGCCTAGGAACTGACCAGACAGTTGTCGTCTGGCCCCGCTACGATGCAGGGTAGCCACACACTTGTGGTCCCAGATGTAGACCTTACCGTCACTACGACGACGAGCCACCAAGTCAGGGCGTTGTGTGTACAGGTGCTTACGTCCTGCGTCCTCGATGTAGACCTCTATCTCATCCTCTACGTTGAGAATCTCCCAGTCTGTATCATCTCCCCATGTGACGTTGTAGTGGGTGATGATAGACTGACACCGCTCCGACCAGTCTTCCCAGATAGGGTCACCGGATGCAGCAGTCTCCTTCTTAGCGAGGGCACGGATAGCGGAGTAAGGCCTCATGTACTCATCCGCCTCACGGCCTTGGGCTTTGAGTTGAATCCGCTTGTACACATGAGCTAGGCCGCAGTGCACCAGAGTACCACGGACGAGTGGGTCACTCATCTTACGTGGCTCCTTCTCCTTATCCGGCTCAAGGTAGTGCAGTGCCCATAGCCTAGGGCATACCATAAAGGTCTGATGCCAGTGCCACCCCTTACGAGAGGGGCCTCTGTCTATAAGTTTACCTCCAGTCATTGCATCACCCCCATCCCTAAGAGGGCGGAGGCAATTAGTATTGCCATACCTGCTACTACACATCCTGCTACAAGGGCTTCAAAAACCTCTAGCCAGACCACTCCATAGCGGATTCCATCTTTGTACATATTGCCTTCCAGTGCGGGGTATACCCGCGTTTGTTAGTTACTTGACTTCTCGAAAAAGACTACAGTCTCAACGATACCCGACAGAATCATGTCGCGCTGTACTTCGCTGAGTGCTGACCAGAACGGGATAGAGTCTAAGTTATCATCAATGAACTTAGTAATCTCAGTGACAACCCAGTGCTTCTTCTCTGCGCCAGAGATGTCCATATCGGAAGCTTCGGACACAAGGCTGGCTGCCCATGTAATAATCTTGATGATGAGCATGGTGACAGTCTCAGGTACTGAGGGCCACAAGCGTTTGAATAGACTTTCTACAACAAAAATAAGTATTGCGTTCATGAGGATCTCCTAAGATCTTTTTCTTCTATAAGGGTGTAGGTGAAATTGTGCCACCCATGAATCCCAGTTTGTGCCTCACATAATGCCAGCACCCGCTCCATTGCCTCTTCGTCCCTAAGAACTTGGCAGCCAGCAGATGCAGATTTCTCTCCGCCTTTCCAATCATGCAGGTTAATACCGAACATTCCCTGCTCAACGTGCTTCCCTTCTATCTCAGGTGTAGGGTCACGGTCGTCATCCCTAGCCACATATACCGGAGCCACTTGTACCAGAGCCGGACGGCCACGGTGCTTGCCCACTCGGTAGCACTGAAGGTACTGGCCAGGCACGAGAACTGCGGCTCCCTTGGAATTGACAGGGTTGAGCAGGTACTTCGTCGTAGGCACTGTCGTACACTCGAAGAACTCTATGCGCCACATACTGTCGTACAGGTAGACAACATAGAAGTCGTCACAGAACACGTCGTCCCGTACCTCCTTACGTACTCCTATAATGTTCAGGTCATAGATGCCGTACTCGAAGACCTTGTAGCCTAGGTTACGTACTGCCTGTAGGATGGGAGGCAGGTGCCTTCCATGCCCTTCCTTATAACTCTTGTTGCTCTTTATCATCCTGCTCTCCTGCGGGTAAGAAAAAATCACACTTGGGGGTGTCTCCGTACTGGCGTACTCTAATGTTATCGAACATCGCGTAACTCTGCATCTGGCCAGCGGTAACCGTGAACCTTCTGCACTCACGCTTCAACAGGCACTTCTCCCCTAAGCATTTTGTTGTGACTGCCATCACTCTTAAGCAGAGATGAAGAATGCTACGTTGACACTAGCCCCAGGGTTGGTAGCACTAAAGGCTGACGCTGCGAAGTTTGTCGAACCAGCCACACTCAGGCCTGTGCCGAACACCATGTTGCGTGGGAAGACGTAGGTCTTGGACTTAGCGGCAGGGCAGTACAGAACTGCTTGAGGCTTTGTTGTCCCTACTGTTACACCGCTTGTGACATTGTACAAGAACACATAGATGGCTGAACCTGCGTTGCTCGTGTTATCAATGAAGACCTGCTGGACGTTAGCCGCGCCTCCATTGATGTTGAGTTCAATAGAGGTGTCACAGTCAGTATCTCTGATGAGTTTAGATACAGAACTTGAACCATAGAGGGAGGTAATGATTGCCATAGGCTGCTCCTAAGTGGTGTAGATGTAGATGGTGGAATCGTGGGCAGGATTCGTGGTAGTCGCAGGGTCGGAGTCAGTCTGAGTCGCGTTGTATGATAAGCCACTTGTAAAGGGGATACCATCAGGCAGATTAACACTGAATGTAGAAGAGGCTGGGACTAAGAATGAGAAGAGAGGAACCGTAGTCCCTGCTACAGCAACGGTAGAATCGTAGAAGCGGAGCATGATAGTAGTACCACCTGCGACACACTCGACTCCGTAAAAGGTTCCAGACCCTCCAGTCACGTCCACTACCATTGTGTTCCTAACTGCTGTATCCGTACTAACTTTAAAGGTTCCTGCGCGGCGTTGACCGCCTCTTGTTACCGCCATTGTTCTCTCCTAAACTCGTGATTCATTAAGGTATAACCGATTCCTTACTCTTCCTCTAGTACGGGTTCGACGTGTTGTCCAATAACCCCTCTATCTTCTGAAATCATATAGCCTATAAGAGCCTTGCGAGACTTGTACCCTTTGCGCTGATGCCATGCATCATTGCCTGCTAGGCTGGGCATCCGGTACACAGTGACATTGCCATAGGTAGGCAGTTCACGTTCAGTGTGGAAGTGGCCTGTAAAGATGAACCTCCAGTGGGTCTGACCCCACAGTACGGGCACCTCGCCTGCGATGATTGCAGGCCAGTCCTTCACCTTGCCTACGTCACCATGTAGGAATGTCACTAGGCTGTTGCCGTACTTGATGTACTGTCGGTTACTGTAAGACTCACAGACCGTCACGTCCTCAGCAGTAGAGAACCAACCTGCCATTGCTGCTCGTACCAGTGTGGCCGAGTAGCGGTCATGGTTGCCGGGTATGACGAAGACTTCAACAGGTGCGAACTGCCTGACCAAGTCAACGTAATCGCGACACATCATGACGTAAGTCCACGCCAAGTCTTCGGGTGAGCCGTCACAATCCTGAGGCGTACCGTGCGTAGTGGTGGAGTGGGCGTTGTCAATGTGTAGACCGTCGCCACCTAGGGCAAGCATAATCTTGGTAGGGGCACCGCCTACACTGACACGGGATAGAAGCCTCTTGGATACTTCCATGAGCCGTGCTTGTGCTATCTTCCGGTTGTACTTCTCGCCGCGCTTACCCCAGTGGAAGTCAGTAGGGCTGACCACCAGTGCGTAAGGCTCCTCGGCTTTGGGTAGGTTAAGGCGTGGCACCTCATGGTCAGGTGCTACCTCTCCGAACCTACCAGCGATACGACTAGCGAGCAGGTCAATCCTTCGGTAGGACTCCGCATCCTTCTTGACCTTGCGGTACTCCTTGCGCTCCGCCTTAACGAGCACGCGCTCTTCCTTCCTACGGAGTAGGTCCTCTACCAGTTCCCGTTCATCGGTGTCCCGCAGTTCCTCTTCAGACCAAGGGGAGGAATCATGGGTAGTTCCCATAGCGCGGAACAACTCAGTGACAGTGCTGCGAGCCAGTCCAAACTTACGGGAGAGTTCGTTCACACTGGAAGGGGCACCATCCCAGTTGGAGTAGGCCAGTTTCATTGACCGCCACATATCTCCAGGGATAGTCATCGGCATCTTCTTTGATTGCAGGTGGACTATGTATAGGTCTTTAGTCTCGTCGTAGTAGTAGCCAACCTCATGGGCATAATCCACGGAGTCTCTTTCGATTACCTCGATGTGGCTTTCTTCCCTCTGCGTAATCTTCTTGTTGGCTCCGAGCTTGGTTCGTGCCCAGTAGCAGAACTCACGGAACTCATGAGCATCCATGCCGCTTGCTTCACCATACCAATCCCATAGTCGGTTGTACTTTGATTGCCTTAAGGAACCAATGAATCTATCCGACCTCAATTCTTCCATTAACTCTGACCATTCGGTAGCCATACTATTCTCCTTCTTAGTTTAATCGCGGGTAATGTAACTTGTAATTGGATTAAGATCCATTTACAGCACCTCGTTCATGAGTAGAATGAGGAGCGCAGCACTTATAATTCCTAGCAGTGTAGTAACCATCATCATCAATCCTTGGTCTTTCATAGTTTAAGCCCTCGGAGGAGTCGGTCTTCCCTATACCACGCCATGCCTGCTTCTGTCATCCTGTACTTCTTGACGTGGGACTTCTTGTCACAGGAGTAAACCAGTTCACGTTCGTCTAAGCCCTTCACAAAGTTACGAGAGGTGACGCACCCCAAGCCCAACTCTTCGGCTAACTCCGGTGCAGTGTACGCCGCAGGATACCTACGCCCTAGCCCTCGCAGGATGCGCCGAGCATTGAGGTAGATGCCAGTGTAACTCCGCTGTTCTGGTGATAGGGTTACGTTCCTTAGTAGGGCTGTCACCCACTCCTTCGCTAGTTCACTACCTTGCACAGCAGGTAGCACCTTGCCCGCCTTGGCTCTTGCTCCAGCCCTCTTCTGCACATAGCCTCTCTCCTCTAGGGCACTGACTGCATTGCAGACAACACCACGGGTACAACCAATCTTGTTAGTCAGTCCCTCCTGTCTCCAAGTACGGCTCAAGTCCCAGCCTAGGGACAGCAGAACTATCCGTTGGTTACGTCCCTGCACACGAGGCACCCCGTAAGGATGTCGGTTAAGTTTCTCTTCAATCTCTGTCTGATACTTACTCATACTATTCTCCCTTCTTTGAATTAGGTCTTAGGCCGTAGCCATCTCGATACCATCCGCTACCCGACAGTGAGAACGAACCTGCGCTTACCTGTTTGGTAGGCTTAGGGTCACCACACTTAGGGCACGGAGGAGTATCCGCGCTCATCTTCATCAACTTCTCGAATGCGTTTCCGCACTTACACTTGTACTCATAGATTGGCATTACATCTCATCCATTAGGATGCTGGCGAGTATCTCATCCTCAGCATCTTCTAGTCCTAGCGAACTAACGAGTTCACCTACGTCTGTATCACCACTGATATCAACGACATCCTCCAGTCTCTCCAACAGGACAGAGGCAATGTGCTCATCCACTGTACCCTCTGCTACTGGGTAGAGGATGAGGCATCCGTTACCTCCCAGCCGTCTGAACCTACCCCGCGCTTGTATCGTCTCACGGGGCGTACTAGGCAGCATTGCCTGCACGGCTAGGTCAGTGCATTGGAAGCCGTCGTAAGCCTCACCAAACGCCTGATAGGAGCCTACAAATAGACATGGTCCATCATGGTTGACATAGTCCTGCAGCACTTGGTCACGGGCATTGTCTGTGTACCCACCATGAGCCACGAAGACAGGTATGGTCTTGTCCTTGACCTTGGCTGCTGCCTTGGTCATCTCGTCCCCCACCCTCTCAACTATCTCGCGCCGTCCGAAGAAGGCGACCACCTTCTGGTCATGACTCCATGCTTCAGTCACTACCTGTTTCAACCACAGTCTCTTACGAGATGCGGCCTCGGCCAGCTTGGCTTCGCGCAGTGCCATCGCACCAGACTTAGCAGCCTTACTGAATATCTTCTTGAAGCCTCCCACTGGGCGGCACTGGTCTTCCGCACCTAGGTACACTGTCTGTGTACGCAGGGCAGGTAGATGCTTGGCAGCCTCGCGCTGGTCAACGATGGACATCACTGTCATCAGTCGAGCCTTGAACTCTACGCTCTCCGACTTACCTCCAGTGTCCAGGCCACCCCAACTGTTCTCCGCTGCATCGCAGTAGCGCATGGCGAAGTCCTTGAACTTACCCCAACCATCTGGTTCGAGGAAGTCTAGTTGTCCCCACAGGTCTGACCTGTCCTTGGCTATAGGTGTGGCCGTGAGGCCGAGTCTGTACCTGCACTGTCGAGACAGGGCATAGGCTGCTGCCACTCTGTTCTCCTTGAGTTTCCAATAAGGTCTGCCTTCCTCATTGATGAGGCGTTGCCACCTGCTCTTGTTCTTGCCGGTATGAATCTCGTCCAGTACCAGTACGTCAGGCTGCCACGCTTGTAGCGTAGTCAACCAGTACGGGAGTATCTCCCACGAGATGACTGCCCATGAGTCTGTCTCGATGTCAGTAGGTGTCTGACCTCTGAGTATCTGCACCTTGTGGTAGGTGAGTTTCTCTATCTCCCTGCGGAACTGAGCACGGGTTCCAGCCTTCGTCACGGCCAGTACCCTACGTGCTCCCTGTGTACGCCACTGCTCAACCGCTGCCACTGAGCCGACAGTCTTCCCGACACCACACGGCCAGTACAACATGAAGTTGTTCTCGACCGCTGCTCGGTTGACCGCGTCCTGTTGGTACGGGGTGAGGTAGTCTGCCACCCACGGGCGCAGGTGCTGCTCGGAACAGGGCACGTGCACCTTAGGGTATCTCCGCTTGCTGATGTTACAGGAGCGGGGCGGAGGCAGGTGTCTCCAGTAGGGGTGACGATACCCTGCCGCCTCTGTGCTGCAATACTGTGAGTGCATCATAGGGGCAGGGCGCGTCCGTTGTACTGCCGAGTAGTCATCACTACTCACATTATCCCCACGATTGCGTAGAGGAACATGAAGACGAAGGGCGAGCCGCCAATGAGTAGGCCAGCCCAGAAGTAATCTTGATTAGTCATGCTTACCTCCCCTTAGAATGAGTTGACGGACATATCGAATGGCATTCCGAATGCGACTTCGTCTTCGCGGAGTTCGTCGTAGTCGAAACTGGACATCTCGTCGTCCACAGCAGCCTGCATCTCCTGATTGATTAGCCAATCGTCATAGAATTTGGTGTGGTCAATGACCCTACCTCTCTCATCGAGGGCTTCGTGGACTTCCCACTCGGAGTACTCATCCTCTCCGGGCTCGACGGTCACTACAAACTCTACGCTTGCAATGAGATGTGATAGAATAGATAACTTCGACACGTCAATTTTAGTCGTGAAGTAGTGGTGGTGTGTTTCGCTCATGATTAACTCCTGTTCTTGATAAGATTACTGTTGAGCATGATGAACATTGTTGCTTGCTCAGTCATGCCGTGCTTGTCGAATAGCGCGGAGACGATAGCATCGAATGCCATCCCCTTCGTGTTCATCTCTTCGATGTCCTTCTTGATTCTTTCGTTCATAGTACTGCCTCTTTTGTGCCCCTTCGGGCGGTGAATGTTTAATGCCAGCCCAGCTTATCCCAACCGGCATTGATATCTATGTCTCCCTCTTCCTCAGCGCGTCGCTGCATCTCGGATACGAGAGCCTCCTCTGCTGCTTCTGACCACCAGTGGTCAGCCTGTAGGTTGATAGGCTCACCATCGTTGAGCGCACAGATGAGTGAGTCCATCTGAGCCACGTCGAAGTCCAGTGTTCTACCGTTGAGCGTCCACTCCATGAGGGAGTTGAGGTGTACCTCGAAGGTTACCTCTTGACCTGCCACCCCAAGTGTAACCTTGAGGTGACCGTGCATCGGGCAGAGTTTGCCCATTACTTCTATTGTTTGCTTCATCATCTTACTCTCCTTTCACAGCGGCAATCATTAGCCTATTTATTTCACGCTGAGTAGCCAGCATCGCGAGGTAATCATCCATAGACGCACCATACTGGTTGAGTGCCGCCCGATACCCCTCAATCATCGCCTCTGCTTTCTTCAGTGTCTGATACTCTGCTGAGTGAAAGACACTACCCACCTCACTAGCGTGGATGGTGTGAGTGCGCTTACCTACCTTGACAGTGGCTATCACTTTCGCGATGCGACCATCAACAGTTACTTCAATATTACCTTCTCCCATTCTTACCTGCCTTCGCCGCTACTGCGACTGTTCTTCTACCTATTAATCCAATTATTACATCATGCCACAAATTAATTACATCATTGCTATGGCACCTCGTGGTCGAGCCTCCTCTCAACTGCTGCCAACTCTGGCCACTGGCGTATGCCTTGCTGGCCACAATACCCTAGACCCTCACACCTCATCTCGTAGTGGCGAGAGTTCCTGCCCAGTGCTTTCTTGTAGGTAGAGAGTTCGGTGTCGGAAGGTGGCCGACCTAACCTCTCTGTCAGCAGTTCCGAAGCACTCTTCTCGTCTGCTTTCCAGGTCATCATCTCCTCTAGGAATCTAGGGATACTGGACTGACACTTGCGTAGATTCGCATGAGCCTTCTGTCGTCTCGTGACTCCGCGTTGTCTCGTCTTGAAGACCTCTGCTATCTTGGCCAGCAGGAAGATAGTATCTCCTGTGCTGAGGGTTGGTGTCTCACCAGCCTCTACCTGCCGCCACACTGCTGCGGCAGCAGCCAAGTAGGCATCTTCAAGAGCCTCGTTCGCTTGCTTTACTGAAGCCATAGTAGACTCCCTAGCGTAGCCGAGTAGGAGACTAGGCTCAAGCAGAACACTAGCAGTATTGCTCTGAACCGAGCCTTCTCATCCCTTGCCGTGAAGAAAATGAAGAACGCAGGGAACAGGGCAATTAGGGTCACGATTTCTACTATCCATATGAATGTAATCATCTCACACTCCACGTCAGACTGAAGGGAATGTCGCAGGTGTTGCACTCCATCTCAGTGATGTCGTCATCTGCTGCCGCGTCCCCGTGGTCAACGAAGGTGAAGGACTGCAGGTGATGACGCTGCTGGTCAACTGGTTGTCCCTCACACTCACCACACGCTGGGCAGGTCACGTACACGTAATCACCACCCCAAGGCATCCTCTCTACTTGTATTGTACTTCTCATCTCATACCTCCTTCAAGGTTTGTTCATTGTTCAACTGCTCTTCAATCTGTAGGAGCCTCAGCCCCCACTGGACGGCCATGCCCTGGGCAATACCGCGAAAGGTCTTGCTACTTTCTTTGGCATTCTTACTTATACCTCGGCTGTAACTCTGACCTCTTCTCTTACCTCCTGTATTACTAGGTAGGTAGGGGGTGTACTCCTCTACTATGTCTGTAGGCTGTAGTGGCTCTAGGTTCTTGAGCCAGAGCAGGGTACGCTTACTATACGGGTGACCGTACTCGTAGGGCTGTACTACTTGAGTATGAGGTGGCAGACCTACCGCTTTCAACGGTGTCGGATTCTCGACGGCAATATGTTTGATGGGGGCGTTCAATAACTTCATGAAGAATGCCTTCGCCTCTTGCGATTTATTGAACCTGCTCTGACACAGATTACCTGCTGTCGGATACATCCACCTAGCCCCTGCTTTGCTCATGAACTGGCAGGGTGGATGGGCAATCATCATGTCATACTTACCGCTGTATGCTTCGAGTACCGCATCACCTTGGATGTGCCACTCTGGGCGACCCCCACTACAGGCTTGGATATCGCAGGAGTAAGCCTCCATCCCAAGCCGCCTAAACTCTTTCGCTATCGTCTGAGACTCTTCACAGGCTATCAATACTCTCATTTCACACCTCCTCTTTGTACATGGATGTCCACGCATGGCGAAGTACAATCTTCTGCGTGTAGTCCTCTTGGTTAACATCTCCCCAAACTATGACCTGCCACTGCCCATCATGGAACTCGATGTAGACTACGTCGTCATCATGCGCCGTACTCAGTCCGTCGAGTTTGATTACGAGCCTGTCGGTCTGGTGCAGTTGCACCTCTTTACATCTTGCGTCCTTCATTCCTCACCTCCTTCGATGCGCTCTGGCACCAATAGTATTTCTGTTGCCTGTCTCATCGACCTCGCCTCCCACACTTTGTGAGGTTGGACTTCGATAAACAGACCATTAGCCTTCACGAACAGGCCGTAAATGGTGACGCTGTATTCCTCCCACTCAGCGAACGGCGCACCAATTTTAGCCTCAATCAGCTTGATGTCGTACATATGTTCTGTCGGGAACACTGCTATCAGTGTGTTTGTGTCGTCATTCATACTGCCTCCTCGTTGATGTCCGCACACAGTGCGCGGACGTAAGTTGTTATCGGTTGCTTCGCCCACTGGCTCAGACCGTGGAGTTCCTCCAGTGTGACCTCCTCGCCTGCAATCGTGCGGATGCTATCCACACCCACTGCTCGGTAGAACTCATAGCCATCCAGGGATGTTGTCAACTCCCCATCGGTGAACTCTATGCCGACCTCTGTTGCTGCCAACCTGTGACCTGCTGGTAGGTTGAACTCCACTGCCAAGTTAATTTCTAACGTACTCATACTGCCTCCCAAGACCTAACGATGTGTTGCCTTATTTTCTCTGCCTCTTTGTAGGATTTGACCTCTGCCACTTTTGCGGGGACGCTTACGTCCTCATAGTGGCCAGCCTCCTCGTCTACCTCTTCGATTATTATCCATACGATATGTTTACTCATACTGCCTCCTTCAAGACCTGCTCTAGTGATTCTATCTCTCGCGCTAGTGTGATGTCGTAGTCCCTCATCTTGCCGTCGTACTCGTCACTGTAGTGGACTAGTGCCCCGTTGCTGCTCAAGTGTTTGAGTTTCCTCAGCACCTCGTTCAATAGTCTGCGTTGCTCTTCATTCATTCTGCACTTCCCTTGTCGCATTGCGACGGTTTATTAACTTCACTCCACTGGGCTGCCATCGCGTCTGCGATGCCTTGAAATGTCTCGCTTCTAATCTTCCACCTGTCTGCGCTAGGCGGCAGGTAGTGGAGGCGATGCTGTTTGTTTCTAGGCAAGGCAAGCATCTCCTCCTTGACGTTGTCAGTCTCGGTCAGTTTGGGCAGACCCTTAAGCCACAGACAGGTAGCCTTGCGCTCGGCGTGTCCGAACATCCAAGGCTGTACTATCTGTGAGTACTTGACCCCTCCGATACGCTCCACTGCGTACTTGTGGGGTATCGGATTCTCGATGGCGATGCGCGGGATGTCCGCGTCCATGAGAGCCTTGAAGAACGCCGCGCCGTCGTCCAGTTTAGCCCACCTGCTAGGGTCAGTGTGCAGATGACATACCCCAGAGTTGCTTAAAAAAGTACAAGGGGGGTGGCCAATCATCATATCCCAGCCCTGCCCGATGACCTCTAGCACGTCACCTTGGATGTGGTGGGGGCTGTCGTCATCTGCGGGTAGCAGGTCACATGACCACGCGTCATGGCCTAATGCTCGGAACGCCTCGCGCACCTTGCCGCTGTACTCACACGCTACTAGTACTCTCATTTTTTCCATCAGATACCTCCTGTGGCTAGCATGAATTGTTTGTATTGCTCGTCCTCGTCGTCCTCTGTCACGGTTACGTTCTCGGTTTTGATTACTTCGAGTCCGCAGAAGAACAGCACCTCTATCTCATCCATAGGCAGCCACCCGCGCCATCCATCGGGCGCGGCGAGTAGTACCGACTTGCGCCCGTCGAAGCATTTCGGCGTACCGAAAATTGCTCTCTCGAATATGTGCCCATGCTCGCGGATGCGATTTTTGGTGCGCGATTTCGCGTTGTTGTTTGCCTTAATTTCTATGTCCATGATTTACTCCTTGTCCGATGTCGGACGGTGATTGGTGCCCCCATGATGGGGGCGTTGATTGATTTAGATGCTGTGCCGTTGTACGAATCCGCTCGTATCGGCTAGTGCTTTTTTTCCTTTCGCGTAGAGGACTACGAGAGAGCCTGCAGGGTCAAGCGGTCGGTGGTCGTGGGCATCGCCGTCGATGGCGTGTGGTACAGTCTTGATGATGTGCGCGGCTACTCGCTTGGCCTCTGCTTTTTTCGTGCCGTGTTGCGCGGCTACTACAACGGCTGCAGAGTATCCCGCGTCAATCCATTGTTTGGTGCGCTCGGCGCTCTTCACGTCTTCGGATACGCTAAAGGTTAGATGGTAATTCGTGATACCGTCTAGCCGTCTAGCGTGTAGCGGTGCCTTCGTGTAGTCATAAAATTCACATTGTGGGAAGAGTCTAAACAGGTTGGGGAAGATGCGTTCCCATGCGATATCGCTTGACCCGTTGAGGCGGATAGCGGGAATCATTCCGAGTCGTTCGGCCTTTTTTACGTGCTTGTAAATGTCGCGAACTAACAGCGCGAAAAACAGGTCTTTAGATGCTAAGAATAGGCCAGTTTTCCACGTCCGCGCCTGTTTACTTGAATCCAATTTCAAGCGCCCTGTTGAATGACCGAGACAAGCAGCGATGCAACCGAGTGTTGCGAATGCGCATAACAACGCGGGCGTCAAGTACATGACTGCAGTCAACCGTCCCACCTTGCCCGATAGGATAACCTTGACTGAGTTGCCAAGTAGTGGCTTGTATACTTTCCCCTCGTGCTTTTTTGTACCGTTGACGTGGTGTTCGGTAGATGGTGCGAATGTTGCAATACTTGCAACGATAGCGTGAATTTCTCTGATTATTTTTGGATTCATTTTTTCCCCTTCTCTGATTTGAATGCATCCCACGTTAACGAAATTATCAACGCCCGATACAGTCAAGACAAAAAAGAGGCAGCGGGCTAGCGCCTTACATTGACGCGCCCGCTGCCTATTGTCGCAAGTGGTTAGTTCCACTTTTAAGGCTCGCAACACCTAGCCCCTCATAGATAGCCGCTACGCTATCGTATGCGCTCTACTAGCAGCGCGTGACTCTCTCTCGAGAGCGGGTCAATCATCCGTATTCAATATGTAAAAGACGAGGCACCCGTCAACGCTCTTTACGTCGGCCGACCTCTTCGGTGATGCCAAGATAGTCGATCTGTTCGGGACGTGCGGACAAATTGTGTCAAGGAAATGTAAAGTCTCTGTAATAGCGTCTCTGTCTAGCGTTTATTTATTTTTAGACTGATTTGGGGTGAATCCATCCGCCGCGCTACGTTAGAGCCTGCGCGTATACGCGTGCGCGTTATTGTGGTGGCCTGGTACTGAATGGATGTTCAGCCTGGATATCCGTACAGTACTGCACACTTGTTCAGTACTTCATCGCTCTCTACCTAGCAATCCACTACTACTGTACACCCGTTCAGTGGCTACCCCTAAACGCTGTACTGCGAGCCTGTTCTCCATAGAGGCACCTCACAGGCCGCTGAGGACGTTTGACCCCCCTATCTATATCTGGACATGGCCTACCCCTTATTTGAAGATGTCGAGGATCGTGCATATGTAGGTGGCCAGGAGAAGAGCTGACTTTTCCTGCGGAGCCAGGGGGGGGTGGGGGGAAGGGGGGCCTTTACCTTTTAAAGGGGGGTGCCTTTTAACCCTCGGCAATTTTTTCCCACCAAATAACTGCCAGCACTTCTCCGGACCTGATGGGTCAGGGGGTAGGTCAT